AACCGCCACCAATCAAAAAAGAAAGGCAAGCCGATTATATCACAATCGGCGAAAAGGTACAAGAATTATGAGAAAATTAACAATTGCAGAAAAGAGAGAAAAAGAGTTGAGAATGGCAACGGAGACTTATAACATCAAATATGAAATTGCAAAACATTTAATGAACCGCTTTTACAGATTGAACGCAGACCTTGACAGGCTTTCATATTTAGAAAACGATGAAAAAACTTGCAACAGAAGAAGCACAAAAGAACTTTCCGAAAGCTGTGACAGGAGAATTTATAAATTAAGCAAAGACTTAGAGCCATACGGATTAGCACTTGATAGCTTTAGCCATTTGATGACTATAGTTGTTAAAGGAACCACCCAAACCGCTATAGATAGCTTTTATTATGATTAAGTCGAAACGCTCCACCTTGGTTACACTTCCACAATTAAAAGCGTAGAGCCTACCAAGAGCGGAAAAAGCGTTAAATGTGTTATTGTTTCCGACGAAAGCGGAAACGAACATATTAGAACAATGCGAGCTGATAGACTTGTAGCTGTTAAAGAGGAAGAGGCAAAAAATCCGATTGACAAGGCACTTGCAAGCAGGCAAAGAACATATAAAAGCATCTATTGCGACATTGGCACAGCCTTAGGCGCTTTTAGCACTTCGGAGCTTGCAGAATATTATATACAGCGTTTCGGAGATAGCGCACTGCGTTATTTTCTTGAGCAGGGAATAATTGCGGCAGAAATCAGCAAAGAAAAAGAAGCAATTTAATAGCAAGGTCGACACTTCCGGGGTTCGATTCCCCGGCTTGCTTTACCTGTAAGGAAATAAATAAAGAGAGGTAAAAGCAAATTAACCGCCGCAGAGGATGCCAGCCGGACCGATACCGGCTGGCGGTTTTTCCTTTTAAGGGATAATATTAATAATATGGAGGTCTATGATATGACAATATACGAAAAATTAAACACTTTAACAGCCGGAGAAATCCGCGGAAATTTAGAAAAATTTATATTTATCTATGGGAAAAAGGCAGCTAAAATCTTGGAGCTTGAAAAAATAGCAGATTTTTCTTTTGGGGATAATGGGCGGAGCGTAATTATATACACAGGTTCGCAGGCTGTTTTTGATTGTAACTATGATATTTTTTATGGCTTAAAAAGGCTTACAACTTGTTATAATAAAGGCGGTCTATTTTATGAATTTAATAATTAATAACTTGATTGAGGGCGTACAATCTGTGCCCTTTTTGGCTTGCTGTGGGTTCTGGTTGGTTCGATTCCAGCCGCAAGCATTAGCATATATTTATATGCTTTTATTGTGTACCTTGAAAAATTAATATAATAATGCTATGCTTATATATAAGGCTTTTTAAGTGTACAAGTGTACCTAGTTGGGCGGCGTGCGTTCTGGAAAATCCGCCAAAACTGGCGACAGCTTCCACAACCTACAAGGGCATATTATACCCATTTTATGCAACGCTGCCAAAGGCGTTTTAAGGCTGTTTTGTTCTGTAGGCTTATAAGTCTACACCGACACAATAAAACCACCGTACAGGTCAAATCACAAAGTCACAAAGTCAAAACAAGCACGAATCGCAGCCGGTCAAGTTTATATAATGCACTTTAATCTGTTAAAGTTTTTCATCAATTTTTCAGGGCAAATCTGAACAAAATCGGGAGCGAAAATTGAAATTCTGTGTAACCGATTTTTGGATTCCAAAATTGTATATGACGGGGGTATCAAAATTTTTGCATTATATTTTTGTAGGAAAATTTTTTCAATTTTTTAAGTAGGATTTGAACGAAATCTGAAACGGATTTTGAAAATTGTCAAAATTAAAATTGCGAATATAAAAAGTTAACCCACGGGGGTAAAGAAAAACTTTACCTATATTCCGTGGGTTTTAAATTAATCTATAAAAATAATCGGTTTATCATCATCAAAAAGATTACTAACAACTTCCTGTCCTTTATCCACTAAGTAACAAGAAACTTTCTGGAATCGCCTAAAGCCTTTGATAATTTCATATTTGTTATTAATTCTATATATAGTTCCTGCGAAATTACCTTTATTAACAGGAATATAAGATTGCGTATCTAATGGAGCTGATATAGGTTTGTCAAGCTCCTTAAGTTCTACAATATCTACTGCTTCAATCTTGCATAAATCACCATATTCGCCTAATGATGGATATACTGGCGGGTTTAGTAAAGCATTGTATATATCATCTATGTCACTATCATCAGCTTTGATGTATATAGTTGTGTATAAATCAACTAACATCAAATGATATTTAACTGTATTAACCCATCCGGTGTGGCTTCCGTCTGTATAATCTGTTATAATATCCCAACGCTTAAGCATTTCATCGCTAACCTTGTTAAAACGCTTGCCGCCGTGCCATTCTTTCTGTGTTTTAGTGTTGTAAACACCTTTGCCAGTAACAAAATAATCTAATTTATGATACTTTTTCCATTGACACATTGAATGAATAAATCCGTTAACTGTGCTGAACGGCGGTAAAGGATAGCAATCCGCACCTCTTGGCGCTGATGGATTGTTAAATCTAGCCATTTCTTGATACATTTTCAACCTAATAACTCTCATAACAAAACCTCCAAAATAAAATAAGTTGCACCTATACAAAAAATGTATCAATGCAACTTTCCACTATGGTTCTATTAAGGTAAAATGATATAATAGTTATCTATTGTTTACATCTATTAAATAATAGCATTTTTAAGCATTGCTGTCAATACAGCATTTTTCTGTATAAATCAACGCTTTACTTGAATACCGGCATTGACTAAGTTCATATATCAACAATTCCTTAGTCATAGTCGGATTAGTTTTTTGAATTATCTTTAACAGTTCATCAATACTCATTATCCCACTCTCCTAGCTGCTCCTAAAACCATATCAACAATGTCAAACACTTCATCTCCATAAGTTGCCACAAAATCACATAATATCTCTTCCTGTTCAATAGGCAAATACACATCATAAGACATACAGATTGCGTGGCATACTTCGTGTATCAGCACTTTGCGTTCCATAAATCCACGCAAGGCATTTGATAGATAAATTGTATGCGTATTTCTATCAGTTACACCTAGTACAGAAACATTGTCTGACCGCTTTAATTCACTTGAATTTGAATTTTCATATTGTACTTGCCACATTGTGCCATTAATATTAAAAATCATCTGTATGCTCCTTTCTGAATAAAATAGGCTATGAATATTGCTACTCATAGCCCTTAAAATCATATCTTAGATACAAGAGTACTTAACTTTGTTCTAAGTAAGTTCTTCTCTTCTGCCGACATATCAGCCACCATACCTGTAATATCGCTTGCAAGTTCCTTAGTGTAGCTGTCAAGTGACTTCATCTTGTGTTCCTTATCTTCTGGCGTGTTATTCTTGTGCATTTCCTTTGTCTCGGTATAATGTCTCTTTGCTCTGTCATAATTGCTTTCACTCACATGTGGCGCAATCGGTTCAGAGTAGTACATCTTGCCATAATCCCTATCCATATCCCTCATATGCTCTGATTCTGGGTACATGTGCATATAAGGCGGTTCTTCATATCCCCTGCGGTATGTTCCTTTACCTTTTGGGGCGAATCTGCCATTAGCATAGCGGTAGTGGTCGTAAAATCTTCTGCCGCTTTCTTCACCATATTCAGCCTTAAGGCTTCTTAGAAGCTCTTTGTCGTACTCTTCTTCCTCTTCATCGACTTTTTTCATAGACTTAACGATAACCGCACGATATTCAGCTTCGCATAAATCCTTAATCATATCTACAGCTTCTGACATTTCCTCAACATTTACGTTTTCAATGCCTTTGTCAAGTTCAGACAGTGTCTTTTCTGTAAGGCACTCAATCATTCTATGTATTCTCTCAATATGCATAATATCAAGCCTCCCTTACTGCGATTAAGTTACTGTTCTGCACCTCAACAGCCTGTGTAGATGTATTCTGCACCGCTACCGTACTGCAACAGCCACAAGGTACATCAACGTATGCCTGAGCTGAAACGTTAAATAAATTTTGTACCGCTGCCGGTGTTACAATCATTCGTGTCGACTGTAAAGGTTCTCCGTCTACTGCAATGGCAAGTGAAATAGCTCCAACTGTACCACCTGTCGGAATCTGAATGTTGCCGGAATACGATACCAAAAATCTAGCCTTGCACTGATTTGTGATACCTCTTAACTTTATAATTCCACTACCCTGTCTATGCACGATACACTTACTACCGCAAACTGGTGTTTCTGTAAATGCCACATCTTCTCCGGCGGCAACTGTTTGTAACGCAATTCCTGTTATTTCCATTATCTTTACCTCTCTTTCAAAAAAATAAGGGCAAACATTATAGTCTGCCCTTTGATTATAAGTAATACTGCTTAGCAGACATAATCGAGTTAAACTCAATTAAGATACTCAATTATTCAGTTTTAGCAGCCGCATCCTGTATTGCAACCACATCCATAAGCATAAGCATTAGGATTAGGCACAACATAAGCTGGAATAGCCGTAGGATTTACAGAGTTGATAATCTGCTGTGTCTGAGCTGCCATCTGAGTTGTAAGAAGTGCGTTCTGTCTATCCTGTGATGCGGCTCTGCGTAAATCGTTGTTCTCTGCTGTAAGTGTTGCTATCTTATCATTTGTTAAGAAATCAAGGATAGCTCTCGTTCCTGCCTGCTGGCTGTCGATAATATCTCTTGTGTTGTTGCACATTGTGTTCTGTAAAGCACAAGTGTTAGTTGCCATGTTGTAGTTTACGCCTTGAATAGCTTCTCTTGTCTCACAGCAACAGTTAGCAAGCTGTGCCTGTAATGCGTTTGTATTCTGCATATTAGCGACTGTATCAGCGTTAATAGCTTGCTGGATACCGAATCCGGTCTGCATGATATTTGTGTTAATACCATTGAAACCTGTGAGCATACTATTGTTCATAGCATAGAAGCCGTCACAAAGTCCGTTAGAAATGCCATCTAACTTGCTGATAACTGCTGAATTATCAAATCCTCTTTGAATATCAGCCTGTGTAGCTGCTGTCGCAACATAGCCACCGCCATTGTTACCGCCAAAGCCGCCAAATCCACCATTGCCCCATCCAAAGAGTAATGCAAATACAACGATTATCCAAAGCCATCCGCCGTCAGCCCATCCGCCGTTATTGCCGTTGCCGTCAATATTAGCGACTAATGGTACGCTGGCACAATTTGAGTTTGAAAACATATTGTTACCTCCTAAAAATATATTCATAAAGATGTCACCTAGGTAGTTTGCAAAGACATCTAATATGCTACTAATTACCAAATCTACTTTTTATCTGGCTAAATACATCATCTGCATTTAGTCCCTTTTCTTTGCATAAATTTCTAGCCATCTGTTCTATGCCTTGCATATTGCCCTGCTGTGCCATCTGCATAGTGTTTTTCATCATAGGATTGCTCATAATCTGATTATTTCCCATCATCTGCTGTATAAACTGTTGCGGACCAGCTTTCATCATCTGAAAAATGTTAATTGGGTTCATTCTTCATCACCGCCTTTGCTTTGAGTTCTTGAAGTTTTTCTTTGTGTTCCTAAAGATTTATCAAATCTATCTTCCAACTGCCCTATTTTCTCTGATAATTCCTCAAACTTATTTAAGAATAGCTGTGTGCTTTCGTCTGATAGGGTAAATTTAGCGTTTTCTGCGTTAGACATAGAATTTACTGTCTGATTATCTTTTGGGGGTGTATAAGGCTTATACACAATCGTGTTAATTGTTCCGTCAGCATTCCAACCCTTAACATAAATTTCCGACATATCCTGCTTAGGGAAAAATGCCATTGAGCCATCCATAGGCACTTCATTTGCATTAATATTTTCAACTGTCTGTACTATTCTTCCGTTAATGCCTGCTATCTGTTGTGGCATAACCTGTTGATTTGCTAAGGACATTTGTGTCCCTGCCACTGGCTGCTGTAAGCTCTGCTGATAATTTTGTAAAAAGTTCATTCTATCCATATATGGATTTTGAGATTGCATATAAGAATTATTCATCATAGGCATTGCTTGATAAGGATTGTTCATTGTCTGCCTCCTCTAAAACTTCCTCGATTGCGTGGATAACAAGAGATAATGTCACTAAGTCAAGTTTCTGCAATTCTTCTTTGCTTAAGATTTTTTCTCTAACTTCATCAGAAAACATTCGCATTACCTCTCTTTCTGATTATATTTTTGCATAAAAAAAATCACTTATAGCGACACATAATAGACATATGTGCGACATATAAGCGACAATGCTGAAATTATATAATTGTAAAACGTGATAAATGCGGCATTAGCACTTCCTATATGTTATAGGAACTGCATTAAGTTTATGCTAAAAATTCTTAAGCTGTATTTCAATATTTCCATTGACAATTACTATCTTGTCAATTATAGTCTTTAGTATCAAGTTCTTTTGTTTCTTGTCGACTTTATCCCAAATGTCGGCAAGTTTTTTTATGTTCTCATAAACAAACTCCTTTTTTTGTGTATTAATTGCGTTTTTGCTTTCAGCGGCAATGTTTAATTTCATTTCCTTAATCTGTGCTTCCAGTTCCTTAATCATTTCCAAGACAGTATCATTTCCGTCAGCATACAGATTATACAATCTTTTTAGCTTAATCTGTTCCTTTTCAAGCTGTGATTGCATAATTTCAAGTTTTGTCGCCTTTTCTTTTGGCTTGTAAGATGATAAATCAAGTGATATTTTAAGAATTTCTTCTTCTACTTGTTTCTCTATCTCGTCCGCCCATTCAAGCGAATTATTACAGCTTGCATTATAATTAGGCAGATATGAAAGTGATTTATTTCTTGAACAGCAATAAATCTTATGCTTTTCACTACCCCATTTTTGATAACGCATTTTGCAACCACAAATTCCACAATAACATAATCCGGTCAATAAATTAGGTTCAGTTATGCAGTAAGTTTTTGCTGAACACCTTGACTTTCTTAGTTCTAATCCAAGATTAAACCTATCTTTATCAAAAATAGGTTCGTGTTTTCCTTGATATATTTTGCCTTTGTAAGGTATCATTCCGATATTTACAACGCCGGTCAAAATGCTTCTAGTAACAAGTTCAGACTTAAAGCCACAAATTTCTTTAATTTTCGCATCTGAATAGCCAGATACGAACAATTCAAGACCTCTTCTTGCCTGTTCTGCACGTTCCGGGATAGGTATTAATATGCCTTGTTCCTTACTGTAGGAATAACAGTAAGGCAAATTGCCACCGCCCATCCAGTAACCCTGCTTAATTCTTTCAAGCATACCGCCACGCATACGCAACATCATAGTATTTTTATCAAGCTGCGCAAATACAGCCATCATCTGCGTATAAGCCTGTTCCATAGGGCTATCATAATTTACACTATCGTGTACACATTTAAACACAACATTATATTTTTGAAATACTTTTTCAATTAGATATATTCCGTCAATCATATTTCTTGATAATCGGTCAAGCTTAAAAGCAACAACACAACTTACTCTTTTGCGGCTACAATCATTCACAAGTCTTTGAAGTTCCGGTCTATCCATATTTGTACCTGTGTAACCATCGTCAATATACCAGTCTGTTATTACAAGCTCATTTTTTCTACAATAATTTTCAATATCCCTTTTTTGACTATCAAGTCCATTGCCCTCAACAGCCTGTTTTTCAGTAGATACTCTCATATAAGCAACACATTCCATATATTTTATCTCCTTATAATATAAATAAATGTGCCGCATTTATCACGTTCTACGGCACATTGTAACACATATTTACTTGTTGTCAATTATCTCTGCAATTATCTTTAGTAAGCTGTCTGAAAGAGTTATGTTTTCTGTTTTTACGTCTTCGCCATTTTGAGTAACCCTAATCATTTATAACCTCCAACTTACTTATTTTCTTTTTAATTTTGTTTATCTTGCGATTGACTGTTCTATCACACACGGACAGCCGCATAGCAATTTCTGTAATGCTTCTGCCCTGTGATAGCAACTTGAATATTCTCAATTCTTCTTCTGTAAAATTGGCATTTTTAATTATCTCATCAAGTTCCGGCTTAGTCAGTTCTGAAAACTTCATAAGCCTATCTCCTTATTTAAACTTAATATGTTCTATTCCTGTTTCTTCGTATAACTGATTAACAAGCTCTTCCGCTGTGAATAATCCGTCATTATAGTTATCTATAAGTACTTTAAGTTCTCTCTGTACTTTTGTTAATCTCTGCTGTCCGAAACCGAACTTATCGTGTAGCACCCACATAATTAATATTAATGCTGATTCAAAATTCTTTTTCTGCTGTTCATTGCTAATTCTATTCATCTGAACACGTAACATTTGTTCCTTAAACTTTTTCTGTTCTGTCTTGCTCATTTTTTATTCTCGCTTCCTTGCTTTTCTTAGCATACTCTAAAGACTTATTGTAGTGCCTTTCACACAACTTTGAGTGATTATAAACCGGTTCGCCGCAAAACCAGCATTTACCATTCATTACCCATTCACGTTTAACATCAAGTTTTGAGCCTTTCTTGGCATCTCTTATGCGTTTCTTGATTTTAAGTTTGTTACGGCACTTAGAACACGTTTTATATCCCTCATCTGCCTTAACTTTGCCACAATAAACGCATAATCCGTTATCACTTCTTCTCTGATACTTGCTTTTTTGCTCAATCCTATCTTTTTCCTTGAATTTTTCGGGATTGGCATTGTATCTTGACATTCTCTGGGTATAGCGTTTTGCTGAACATTCAATGCACATTTTTTCATCACCAAAAAGACTGTTTTTACGGCATATAGGGCACACTCCATTATCTTTATACCAGTTAAATGCGTCTCTCTTTCCTTGATTTACCTTGTAACAGCATTCTTTGCATTTAACTCCATCTGTATCAAGCATTTTTCCACAATTTACGCACAAACCTGCTTCTTTTCGCTTGTAATACAATCTCATCTGTGGACTAATTGGCGTTGTCTCCATTGAAAATCAACCTCTCATTCTGTCAATTTTATCTTGCACTTCTTTAGGTGCTTCAATATACTCTTCTACGTTTGTATTTTGACCAATAAGGACATTTTCTTTGATTGTAGGTGTATTTATATCTCTTTGGAATTTTTGCTGGAATTGAGCTTTATACGAAATTGCATTCATCTTTTCGATAAGTGATTTAATGTCGTCTGGCATACGATTTATTTCATTTGCACGCTTAACAACTGTTTCATAGGTTCTTAAGAAATTCGATTGTATTACTGTTTCAATCGTCTGATAATCTGATGTCGCCCAGTTTTTAAGGTTGTCTGGCATACCAACCGCCTGTTTTACAAGTGGCGGTAGCTTGTTAAATTCTTCAACCGCCCCATATGTGCCGTTCCTTAATGCTTTACTGACTAATCCCCAAGCTGCCATTCCGTTAAGTTCCTGCGGCTGTGATATTGTCTGTATCTTACTCATTATCTGCCCTACATCTGGTGCAAAACCGCTAGTATTAGTTGCAATACAAGCTCTTAATGCCTGTAAAACTAATTCTTCTGGATATTCAGCAAGCATTATATACCAAGCATTAAGAGTAATCTCTTTATCTGGCGGATTGTAGTTAGGATAATAAGCTTGTATCGTCATTAGAAGTTTTCCGACCTGCTCCCTTGTCATTTCATTGCCTCCATCCATTCATCAAATACATTTTTCTTGCCTTGTTGTTTATTAGAATTATCTTCTTTCAATTCAAACAGTCCTTGCCAGCAATGGTCTACTGATTGATTAAGAATTTTAACAGCTAAGTCATTATCTCCACCAGACAGCTTTTCAAGAGTATTCATAGCCCTATGCAATGCCTTGTCGGTGCATATAGGCTTCTTAATTCTTTTACGCATTGTCACATACTCGTTAAATGCTTCATCAAGTAATTCATCATCTGGATAATAACTTTTCTTTTTGGATATTACGTTAGTAATATCTTTTTCTTTTATATTCTTATCATTCTTTAATTCTTTATCATTATTACATTCTTTACATTCTTGTATGTGTTCCGTCACTGTTTCCGTTGGTGTTTCCGTAAGTGTTCTATTGGTGTTTCCACTACTGTTTCCGTTGGCGTGTTCGTCAGTGTTTCCGTTACTGTTTTCTGAAAACTGGAAAACACTATAATTTACTATGGTTAGAAGTGTTCTATTATCATTGCTTTCTTTTTGCACCATATTTTCATTTTCTAGCATTTTTAAAAAACGATATGTTCTATTTACACTCCAATTCCATTTTGCTGATAACTGTCGGACAGATGTTAAAATCTGCCCCCTTGTTATTGTAATTATTTCTCCATTGAATAATAGTTTTGTATCTGAATGGTTAGCGGTAAGCAATAAATCAACCCAAGCGGAACGCTTGTCAAATGGTTCATTTACTCGCCATATCCAACAATCCAGTAGTTGCCTATGCAATTTTATCCAACCTTTATTCATAGTCTACCTCTTCAAGTTCTGTCACACTGTTACTTCACTAAATCATTGATATTAACTCTGAATCCGTCAAATTCCTTGCCTTTACTTCTAACATAGGCAGACGTATCAAAAAACATCAAGTTACCACTATTGTCCGTTGCCATACTTACACCATTTCTTATAAGACTGCCTTTGAGTAGGTCAAGTAAAATCTGTATTTCCTGCTTTGTTTCGTTTTTCATACTGTATCTCCTTGGTTGATATTTAAGTTTTTAAACATAGCACACATAACATCTACCACAATTGAGTTGCCGAATTGCTTATACAACTGCGTATTACTGTTGACTGCCGCCATTTTGTCAATATCTTCATCAAATACACCCATCAGTCTTCCACACTCTCTCGGTGTTAGCTTTCTGATACGATATTGTGGTTTTTCAAGCAATAAATTGTCTTTTTGTGCTGTTGTCAGCGTATTAGATACATTATCTTGCCTAGGCTCTAATTCAGTCATATTATGTCTGCTCTCTTGTATCTGACCGCTTTCATATGCTTTTTGTATCTGTTTGCCGTATTCCGTTCGCTTTGGTGTTAATACTTGGCTTTCCATAACAAGGTTGTCTTTCTGCACACTCGTTAAGCAATTACTTGTACCTTGCATATTTACTTCTAATCTCTGCTCCGTTGGGTTTCCCACGGCTCTATCTGACGGATTATCAGGATTTCTGCCACGCATAGCAACAACCATAGGTTGAGAATTTCCACCCTGCATAGTTTTTAATGTGGGGGATATGCATTCTTTATCGGAAACATTTCCAGCATAATTTCCGCCATCAAAAGAATATATATTGCCTAATCGTTTTTCTTGTATTTCTGCCATAATTACTCCTAAATCGTGTTTTTCAGCTTTTACGCATCGGGAAATACCCTCCCCGATAATGCCTTTTTGAAATCTGTCTGAAACCTCTGTATATATGCTTCCTAATACTTCCATTCAATTACTCCATTCATAGATTGATTTCCAAAACCTTTATAATCTCTTGCCATAAGAGTTGTTGCAATATCAATCTGCTTTTCAATTTGCGTTGCTTGATTGCTTAATAACAAGGTTTCCGTCTGACCGCAAGTTTGAGATTCCACAGTCATATCTTGCCGTGATACAGTTTGCAACTTCTCTCTGCTGTGGCTTATTGATTGTTCCGTCAACGCAAGTCTGCCTGTCTGCCTGTCTGCCTGTCTGCCTGTCAAGATTGTGCTGTGGTAATGTGCCATTGTCAATAAGCTGTTTTATCAGCTTGTCAGCCTTTTTATTGTTGATGTAATACTTTTCATCTACATTATCCTCAAGATAGTCTTTTAACTTCTTTTTGAGGGGTATAGGCTGTGGGAAATGATAATTGTACTCGCCTAGGAATGAAAACATAAAACATCTTTCACGATTTTGTGCTACACCATAATTTTTAGCATTCAAGTCTTGATAGTAATTTGTGTAATCTAAGCTTTCAAGAAAATCTAGCCACTTTCTAAAGTCGGGCATATTATCCTGACTATGTACTTGTGGCACGTTCTCCATGAACAAAATCTGTGGTAATTCTCCGTTACTATCTCTAATTTCTGTTAGTATTCTCTCAACTTCCCATAACAGACCGCTTCTTGTACCACTGCCCTTAGACATTCCGGCTTGTTTTCCGGCAACTGATAAATCCGTACAAGGAAATGAGTAAGTAAGTAAGTAAGTAAAGATTTCTGTGTCACAGATATTCAAATCTTCTGCATGAACCTTAGTTATATCCATTGTAGGAAAATCTGTGCCATGCACTGCGTTATAGCTTGCAATAGCGTACTTATCAAACTCCACAACTCTGTAATGTTCAAAATTAGCACCTATTCTCTTTAGTGCCATTGCCTGACTTCCGTAGCCGGCGAAAAGTTCTATTAAGCGAATAGGCTTTGTAATGCTAATTGGTTCTCTTGTGAAGTCAAATATAGACATTTGATTATCACAAGAATAATTTTCAAAATTCATAAAATCTACCAAAAGGAAACCTCGGTTTTATGTGCGCACAACCTATTCCTTTCTTTGATTTTTAGTTAGTTACTGTGGCTTTCTGCCTGTCTGAAAATACTCGTCATAAGCGTCAACTGTATCACGCATTTCAACCATAGCCATATCAAGTGTTACATCTTTTTTATCCAAGGCTCTTTCTGCATAATCTTTAATTCTCATCATTAAAGCCTGTGCTATTACTATATCTGCATTGTTACTCACTTTGAATCACCTACTTTCTTTTCTCTTAAAATCCTCGCAAGGCACATCAAGCAAGCAACCGCATTTTTCGGTTTCCATTCCTCCCCAATATGTCTTATATCTGTAAGAATTTTGGCATTTAAAGCAGAAATCCTTGCCATTGTTCAATTTGCAACTTGTCTTTTTATCTTCCAGCTTTTTCCCGATACTCTCGTTTATCCTTTTGAGTTCCTCGACCTTTTTCTGCGATTCCTCAAAATCTTCAATGAGTTTATTGTATTTCTTCTTGCTTAAAATCTTCATTCTGTATCACCCTTTCCTTTTAGTCTAAATAATAGCCCTTACTTTTAGCTTCTGCATAATCATCTTCTGAAAGTAAAACTTCTTTCTGAATCTCTTTGTTACCATAGCAATCAACATCACATACAACCTTGAAAAGCAACATTCCGTTCTTCTCGATCGGTTCTACATGAGTTATGTTTGTTACATAGTGTTCAAGTAAATTCATTCTGAATCACCGCCTTTCACGCAATCACTTACAAGCATATCTGCCTTAATAAGTTCATAAATAATATCAAGATATGTCCTGTGGTCTCTATATCTGCAATTTGCGTCTTTATGTATTCTTGGGTCATTATCTCTCCAATCATTAACATCAAAAATCACATCGCTAACAAAAAGCATTTTCACACCTTTTGCAACGCAAAGGTAATAGCAACCATTCTTACCATATTCGCCTTTGCACTTCTTAAATCCGAATTTTTCAAACTCTTTGGCTTTAACTTTCGGAATTAGCATTGTTCTCACCAACTTTCTTATCATCAATAATCTTGATTTTTCTGCCACAAGCATTACAGTAAATGTCAATACCTGCCGCACAGCTAAGCCTTATTTTCCCACAGCCTGTGGCATAAACTGGAAATCCATAAGGTGTATGAGTAACATACCATTTACATTGCTCATTTTTATTATCGTTGCTCATCATTTTCCCCCACTTTCAACAAATCTAGAAACTTCTCATACTGCTTCTGCGACACCTTGTTATTAGCCTTATCCGCTCTCAATTCGATTTTAAGGTGTTTTTCGGCGATAGAGGATAATTCCCTCGCCAACACCTTTTTACCTTGCTGTACGCCTTGCATATAGCCTTTAGGTGCTTTTCTCTCACCTATTGAACCGCTTGCTCGATTTTCTCCTTGACCGCCTAAACTGACATTTCTAAGCTGATAACCTTTATCAGCATATAGCTTGATGTAATACTTCTCTTTTTCGTCAAGCTGACTTTCAGGGAAATTCAGAAATTCAACTCGCCAACCATAAGGGTTTTTCTCTTTGTCGTACAGCTTGTGTTTGCGCAAACTAAGGTCTATGTGCTGTTCGTAGCCTACAAGGTGGCTTGCCAATCTGCTAAGTGTATGTACTGCCTGCCCGATATAAGCGTACTTAAATCCGTTTTCATCTTCTCGGAGTAAGAAGTATATCCCACTTCTGTCATTCAGCTTTGGATTCAGTTTCAATAGTCGCTTTTTGTTTTCCTGTTCAATCGCCTTAGCTCTTACTATGTTCTGGTAATTCAATCACTATCACCCCAATCTAATTTCTGACCGCAATGGTAACACCATTTTGCAATACCTGTTCCAGTAAATTTCAAATTACAAATCGGACAACAATATGTATTAACATACCTAACTACTTGTTTTTTGCTCTTAATAGGTTTCTTCGGTATCTGCTTTTCAAGTGCCCGTATCGCCATTTCGTTAGCCTTGTAATCATCTTCTGTAAACTTGAAGTCGTTGCTCTTGTCCTCAATCTGCATAAATAATCGCATATTTTTCAGTTTTTCTATTGCTTCATTCTCTTTCATACTCACACCTCTTTAATTAAACGGTAATCCCTCATCAGCTACGCCATCAGGAATTGACATAAAGCTGTCTGAACTAGCATTACCGCCCATAATTCCATTGTTACTGTTATTCTGCTGATTAGCGCGGCTTTCGCAAAATTCGTGTTTTTCAACAACACAATCATTAGTGTAGACTTTCTGTCCGTCTTTGTTAGTGTAGTTGCCTGTTTGCCATCTACCCTCAACGATAATCTTAGTTCCTTGATGTAAATACTTCTCCGCAAACTCTCCATTCTTACCAAATGCGATACAGTTAATAAAGTCCGCTGCCTGTTCGCCCTCTTTCTTAAAAGCTCTGTCAACAGCTAATGTGTACCTTGCTACTGCCATACTTCCGTTTACTGTCTGTGAATATCTAACATCAGCATCCCTAACAACTCTCCCCGAAATTATCACTTTATTCATATTTTTTCCTCTTGCTTTCTGAAATTCGTTTTCTAGTTTCTTCACTTCTTTTTTGCCCTGTATGATGATATATTGTGTGTGCTGAATTTGTCATCATACATAAATTTTCAATTCTGTTATCATTTTTTATCCCGTTCAAATGATGTATGCAACAATTTCGTGGCACTTCTATTCCTGTGGCTTTTTCATAAACTACGATATGTTCCATAACGTACCCACCTTTATCTGCTCTTTTATGTTCTGGCATTAATATTTGAACGTATCCTTTTCTTGTTTTCCTAACGCCGCCATTCCAATTACTAGCATTTTTACCACTTTTGGCTTTTGACCTGTTCAAAAACTCAATTTCTTCATCTCTCTTTAAATTAAGTGAATAAGCTTTTTTATAGATTGCCAAAAATGTTTTATTAGGAAATAAGGCGATTAATTCATCATTTGTTAAGCGAGAATATTTATCTTTTAATAAAAGGACTTCCTCCTCACTCCATTTGGGATTCATAGTTATTATCTCCTTACATCTAAGTTTTCCATATTTGTTGCGGTTTCTTTCGCTTCTGATTGAAGCCATTCCATACAACTAGTTTCTCCCTCGTATTCTTCGCCGAATGTGTTCTTAAAAGTTGTAAGAAACTCTGCTAACTCTTCATCCGACATATTCCTTATCCTGTCGGCATTGGTTGTTGTGAATTTAGATGAGGTAATCTCCATCGTTACGTCTGTAATAAGCCCATCTCCATAACCATCTAACTTTACAGATTCAATACTGCCAGCAAAATTGCCATTTAAAGATAAATTCAATATTCTCGGTTTTCCTGTAGCCCCATATCTATTTTCCTTTGTATCAAGAATTTTTATCAAATCACTAACTGTTACTACTTTCATTTTTCTCAATTCTCTCCTTTCTATTGTTTTCCACAATCTCAAAATATATATCAATGTCACTTAATACCGACTTTAAATCGTAAGAACTATATCCGATAGAATAATCCTTTTTACCAACCAGCCTGTACTTCAATTCATAATAAGACTTATCGTCTAGCATTCGTGCGATTATTTCCAAGCTATCGACCTTAGCTTTATTCATATTTGCTGTTATGCTATCATATCTGCAACAAGGCTCATTATCTCTTGAATTGCTGTTATGCTGGCAGTTGCAAGTGTGACTATCAGCATTTGAAAGCATATCTGATAAAATACTTATTGCTTCGCCATACCAAACAGACACACCTGTTTTAAGGCTTCCATAACGTGTGTTCCAATATCTACTGTTATACTTATCCATAGTGTCTATGGCTATTTTAATTGCATATTTCTCTTTATCCGTCATTTTCTCAACCTCTCAATTCTTTCAGTTTTGCTTCTGCTTCTGATTTGTTCAAAAATACTGACTTGCCGATTTCACTTTCTGCAAAACTTCCTGTGATACTTCCGCTTGAGTTTGCATAATAGAATACGGCTTTTTTTGTTGTAACAGGTTCACAAATGTATTCTTCGCATTCACCAAACGAAAAGGCTGTTATTGTATATGCACAAGGTCTGCCAAAGTCATTATCCCATACTGTATCTCCCACCTTACAAGGCAACTTAATAAGTCTGCCCTGTTCTTCTAAGTCCTCATATTCAGCTAATTTTTCTGCAGCTGATACATAATCGTGTTCTTTTACCCACACGCCAGATTCTCCATCCGGAACATTATCAATTCTTTCTGTTAATCTCTCCATTGCTGCTCCTTTCTACCACACTGGGTAATAATTTCCTTTATCATCCATAATCCAATAGCCTGTACTCCAAGTATCAGTTAATGGGTCGTAGACTTTTCTGCCTTTAATCATACTGTCAAATCCTTTCATATACCTTTGTTCCGCAAGAACATATATACTCTTTACATTTGCTTGTATCTATTCTGTGACTTTTACCACAATTACATATAATTGTGAATTTCATTGAAAATTCTTTGGTTTTACGCTTTCTCAAAACGGACACTCTCCTTCCTTTCTTAATAAGATTTCTAAACCTCTCTCTGCCACGCACACATTCGCCCCACAAGCAACTTTTTTCATCTTCTCGATAAAACTATCTCTATCAGAATTTTCACTTGACAGATGGCACATTATGACGTTCTGCAAGCTATCTGAATAATTTGCCTTAACAAAATTGCAAGCCGTGTCAATGGATAAGTGACCTCTGAATACGTGATTAGCTTTGCTTGTGTTGTCCCTGTCAATTAAATCCTTGTCATAATTCACACCTAAGAGAATGTGGTTTATGCCTTTAAACTTCCATTTGACAACCTCACAATCGGTTATATAAAGCATTCTTCCCATTTCCTTGTGAGTAATCAGAAAGCCATATATCGGGCAAGCTGTTCCGTCTGCATTGGTGTGTGTCCAGCTTCCATCTATTGTCGTTAAATCAAAGGGTTTTACTGTAAATCCGCCCATATTCATTGATTTACGGCTATCGCCTAAATATGGGGCAAGTATCGGTATTCCCATTGACTTAAAATTGTTTAATGACTTGCTATGGTCTAGAGGTGGGTGTGACTTATAATCACACCCTTTACCCCCCTTATGTTCCAATCTAAGCCTTTTTTAATCTCCTTAATCGGTATTCCACAATCAAGGATAAGTGTTTCTCCACTGTTGGAAGTTAGCGGATAACAATTTCCGGCTGACGATGAGCCTAAGCATTTTAAGTACATTTACATCTTCTCCTTTACTCGCTACTTCGCAAAAACAATAATAATTTTTCTGTACAATCAGCACAAAGGTCGTATCTATAATCTACATACGAATAGCCATCTGGATTACCATAAAACATTGAATGAAAGCACAGTCGATTTTCTTTTTTGATACCATATTTAAAATATCCAGTCCATTTAGACAAACTGTAGTCAAAAGGCTTTCCACATCTATCGCATTTACGGATTTCTTCAACTGCCATACTCACACCTCGATTTCATCATCCTGTGGGAACTGAAAAACCATATTTCTATGATAAATTCTATCTTCAAATTCTACTGACTCCATTTTCTGTGCTTCTGTCAACATTTTTATAGCTTTAATTGCTTTTTCCACACTTAAATATTCAGCTAACTTTGCACCACTATCTGACGAAAAATTTCGACAATAGATACTCGCTACTTCTAAAGTTCCATGTTTCTCATCAGCCGTAGCTAATGTAAAATAATCATACGGAATATCAATTCTTCCGTCCTGTGAAATTACTCTCATACTCAATCTCCCTATTCTGCCTGCATAAATGGTGGCAATGTGCTATCTTCTGCCTGTTCTTCGGTTGCTTCTGTAGCTGTGCTGTCGATAATGTCGCTTTCGTCAAAATCTACTGCGTTTGCGTTCTGTTCAATATCGTAGGCAACATCCTGTTCAAGCATTTCATCATGGCTGATTTCCTCGTAATCCTCATTTTCATTTCCGCTATGAGAATTATTGATATATTTAAGAAGTCTATTCTTAACAGTTTTCATAGCCATCTGGTCAGCAAATTTCTGATGTGTGCCATTGCCATTCTCTTTGTAGCCATAACCCTGTTTCCAAGCCTGCTTAATCTGTGCAATAGTCATAACCTCTGATATTTTCTCTCCGTCATCCATAATCGCCACTGCATAAGCCCCGGTAATCTTATCATTGTCAATATTCTCAAAACTCTGTTCGTGGCAATCAATAATTGTCTTAGCATCCTCTTTGTGATACTTGAATACATCCCCTTTATAAATGACTGCTGCATTAATGTCTTTAAGTCCGAATCTCCTTGCTATACAAGTGTTTCCATACACTGACTTCTGACACTGTAGCTCGCCGCCATAAGCAACTGGGTAGCACTGTTTCTTCTGCATTGAAAGTCCGTTCGTAACCATTTCTACAAGTGCGTTTTCGATACTTGCCCTTGTGCAACTCTGCAATACAGGCTTTTTGTTCATATCTACTGTGTCCTGCAAAATCAGCATTGCCGACATAAATTCATTTGTGTAATTGTAATCCTTAGGGAATGTCAAGCCAAATTTCTCTTTCTGCTTGATTTTTACAACCATTCCCTCTGTAAAATCTTTTGCTACAAGCTCTCTGCTTTCAGCTTCTTTCTTTTCCACAACTGCCGTATTCTCTGCCATAATTAATCCTCGCTTTCTCCGCTTAAAATCTGTCCGACAATCTGTCTTAATTCATCACTAACCCTATCTACAGTCCAAAAATCCGTAGTATCAAATGCATGAGTGCAATCAAATCCAATGTACCACTTGTTTTTATCATCAATTTCAAGTGGGCTAGGTGCTTCTTTGTTTGCATATGTGATACCGCCGTGGCAATCTATACTTGCTGTGTTGATAGGCAGCCTTTTGGAAACCTGCACATATCCACATCTATAAGTAGATTTACCAATATGTCGGAGTATCACATAGCAGTTAAAGCCATTGAAATTGAATGAACGTTCTAATATAGAAATCATATTATCCCTCCACAATCTCTAATTTCTCGCTATCATTAACAATCAGCATAATCAACTGACTATCAACCATTTCAGCAACTTTCTTCTGATTATCCGCACTAAGGCTTTCAGAATCATCTAAGATAATAGGCACTGATATACCACTAATCTTCTGAATAGAATTGCAAATATCAACTCTGCCTAAAATCCTGTTGCCCTTGTTGCTCATAGTTGTTAAAATGCTTTTTCCATCAACAGTAGGTATGCAACAACTCTTGTAATTGCCGTTCTTAGCATATTCAAACAACTGCCACTTAACTAACCCAAAATGGCTGTTTACTGCCTCTGTCAAGGCTTCATTCTTTGCTTTGTCTAATTCGTCAAGTAAATCAAGGATTTTCTCGGCATTAGCCTTATTCTGTTCAGAATCAATCCTTATCTGCCTTAATTCTTCAAGTCGCTGTTCGTCTGCTGCCGTATCAGACTTTGCAATCTCGGCTTCACATTCTGCTAACTGCTGCCTTAAAGCTGTTTCCTGTGCTTTTAATTCTGCCTTAATCGCCGAAATATCATTAGCCTTGTGCATAGCCTGTTCCTTTTCGGCAATCTGCTGTTCAAGTGCCTTGTATTCTTCTGTAGCCGTCACATCAATTTCCTGTGGCAACTCCGATAACTGCTCTGTAAGGACTTCAATAGCCGTATTCAGCATACCAAGGCTTTCCTTGTGCTCTGGCAACTCTGCTTCGAGGTCTGCAAGTGTTTTCTTCTCCTTGTTCAATCTGTCTGCGTAAAGATTTCCGTTATCGGTGATAGCCTTTAGTGTGTCAGCTTTGTGCTTCTTAAAGTCGGCTCTTAACTGCTCTTTTTTATCCTCGCTGTATTCATTGCCGCAGTAAGGGCAGATAAGGCTGTTCTCATCAAACTGACGGTTGTTCTCCTCCGTCCACTTCTTACGTTCCGCATCGAGATACCCAGTTATACTCTCAATAGTCTGCTTCGACAATTCAATGCAGCGTTCTGTCTCACTGATAGTCTTTTCTGTCTGCCTAACAAGAAACTGCTTATCAGAAATCTTACTTTCAATTTCTCGCCTAGCCTTGATATTGTCCTCGTTAGCCTTGCGTGATAAGTCTCCCTGCTTAAACTTCAAATCAAGAATATCTGAACTAGCCTTGTCATATTCAGCCATCAGCTTGTCATTGTCAGTCTGCTTTGCCACACAATCGGCAATCTGTGCTTTAAGACTGTTCTTCTGTAATTCAAGGTCAGATACTTCAACGCCCTGTTTAAGCTGTATATCTCTTTCCTTTTCCTTAATCTGTCCGTCAAGAATAGGTAAATCCTTTGTAATCTTGGTCTTGATAGCCTTATTCATAGCGGATAATTCTTCAACTGTATACTTATTAAGTAAAGGAACTAACTCGGCTAATTCGGCTTTCTGTGAAGCTATATCAAGGTCTGTAACATCTCCTACTAAACCAAATAAGTATTCTCTCATTTCTGCCGGCTTCTGATTAAGAAATGCGTTTACATTACTGCACATCTTAAATACATTCATATCAACATCAAGGTATGCGTTGAAGTCCTTTAATGTCTTAGGTACATCGTTGATAAAATACTTGTTATCGTCTTTATAACTACTGCCATCCTTACTGTAGGTACGCTTCTGTACTTTCTTCATGGCTACCTCTTTTCCGTCAACATCAAGTGTAAGCTCAACACTTGTATCCATATTATCAACGGACTTTCCGTCAACCTCTCGTCTAACAACCGGATTATCCTTTAACTCATAATCACAGTTGAACAAGCACCACATATAAGCGGTTGCAATAGTTGACTTACCTTTGCCATTCTTAGCCATAATCTTTGTAATAGCATAAAAATCAAATTCTGCGTGTGCGTAGCACATAAAGTTTTCAAGTACTACCTTTTTTAAAACTGCTTTTTTCATAAACATATCCTTTCCTTATTTATATATTCATAATGAACACATCATCTTCTATTGAGAAGTTATCAACTGTCTTGTCTGCCAGATAATGCCGTCTGTCAAGTTCATCAAATGTGCCGTCAAAGATAACGCCTTGAACTGGATGCCATACTTGGCAACGCTTTTCATTGTCTGCTGCCATAGCTGCTAATTCCGAAACTGTAACATCACTATTCATCAGCATTCTCCTCTTCCTCTATAATCTCAACTCTGCCTACTGATATCTCATAAGCTACTCTGTTTTCAATTTCATCTTCACTTATCTTCTTTGTATAAGGTCTTGACTGAAACCTACCTGTCATTTCTATATGTGTTCCTACTGGCAAGTGACCTACGAACTTAGCTGTTCTGCCCCAAGTTATGCAAGGTATATAGTCTGACTTGCCATATGCTCTGTTAACAGCTATGAGAACATCTGTTATTTCTCTTCCAAGCGGTGTTACCCTGTATATAGGTTCTTTGCAAATAAAGCCTCTAAGAACTACATCATTATTAAAAGTTAGTTCTTCCTCGTTTTCATATATCTCTATATTTTCAGTAAAGATTGCTAATATCAGCTTGCTTTTTTCACCTATATGCTCGTTGTAGCTTCTTATTCTTCCTGTAATCATTACGCAAGCACCTGCTTTTAATTCGTTCATATCTACAATTCTTTCAGATATAAGAACAGGAAGTGTATCTACTGCTCCGCTAACCCTGTCAATAGAAATCATCATCTTAAAGAATTTTTCTCCGAAAACTTCGTGATTAAAAACTGGTTCTTCTGCAACTAACCCAAAAGCTGTAATATTGTTATTTCTCTCTTTCATCTTTAGTTCTCCTTCTCTTTTTCTACAAATCCAACAACCTTACCGCCGTCAATAACTGTATACATATCCTTTTTCTCGTACATATCAATGCAATCCTGTACTGTTATTACTTTCTCGTTTACCTGTTTCATACTGTTCTTTCCTTTCTTTTGCTTTAATCTTTAATGTTGTAACTACAATACATATAGTTTCTAGTATCATTCCGACAACAACACCCAACATAAACCCCTGTATCATAGCTTATATCTCTCTTTCATTATTGTAGGCAGTTCGTAGCAGTCGATATAATCGTGAGTGTCTGCTATGTACTTCTTTTTCAGTTCACTCAAACCACACCCGTATTCGTGCTTTAACTGCCCTAAAATATCTCTTGTAACTATGCTCCTTAATGGCTCACAATGTTTATTTCTTCCTAAGAGGTAACTTGTTCTTCTGCCAATGTGTGCCAGGATTTCAAGTTTTTCTACCTCATTAATCTGCTCTCTTTCGCCTTTTTCAGAAATAATAAATATCAATCTGCTAAAACTCCTTTCCTTAAAAGCTCATACTTATCTGTGCATTAGCTTCTTTTACCTGTTCAGCAAGTGCCATAGGTAGCGCATAATCGTCTATAAACTTGTGTACATTATCAATGTACTTTCTTCTTATGCTCTTATATGTTGTCACGCAACCAAACTCACGTTTTAACTGCTTATATATGTCAGAATATACTGAACTGCGAATACTGCCATTCTTATAAGCTTCGCTATCCTTGCCACCAAGTACAATTACGCCTTTTCTATTAACGTGCTGTTTGACCTCATCAATCTCACAGCCGTAAAGAGGCGTGTTATCCTTAAGTTCTGTCATATCTTCTTTGATAGAGTTAACAGCCTGTTCAAGTTCTGTATAGCCCTGTGCTAAAAGCTGTATCTGACCGCCTGTTGTCTTTGGCATACCATAACTGCCTGTCTTTCTGATTGACGGAAGAATTTCTGATGTTACCCACTTACGAAACTTCTTAGCGTTGGGTTTATCACTTCTTAAGATAACTGCATACAGACCGCTTTCTGTTATGAAATTTGTCTCTCCAGCTCGACTGCCTAGATTTAATCTAGTCAGTTCATCTCCATCTAATCTCTTTGCTACATCTGTAGCGTTTTTAATTTCCAATGCCTTGCAAATATCAATTAGGCAAAACATAGGTTCATCATTTACTACTGCTGTTCGGATTTCTCCAAACTCTGAATTGCTAAAAATCTGTAGCTCCATAAACATTCCTTTCTGGAAGTTAAATATTTTGAACTTCTAAAGCAAAAAAATAATCCTGTATATCATCTTCTGATAAATCTAATAATTTAATTGCTTTTAAAATTTCAATCTGTTTCCAAGGTCGCTTGCCTGTCATTTTAAGTGATAAAGTCCTGTCTGAACAGCCAAACGCCTTGGCAAAGTCCGTCTGACTTCCGTACTTTTCAATTATGCGACCTCTTAACTTACTGTAATTAAAAGCCATTCCAATTCTTCTCCTTTCTCCGTTTTTTGTTCAATGTTTTGAACTGATTGTATAATAGCATTATTAAATTAATATGTCAATAAAAAGTTCAATATTTTTTACTTTTTTAGTTTTACATCTTGAACTTTTGTTCAAATAATGGTATATTATCAACAGAAAGGAGGATAACTAAGATGAAAGAGAATACATCAGATAGGCTTAAACAGCTAATGAATGAACGGAAGTTAAAGCAAGTTGATATTTTGAATTTATCATTACCATATTGTAAGAAATACAATATCAAGATGAATAAATCCGATATTAGCCAGTATGTATCAGGCAAAGTTGAACCTAGCCAAGAAAAGCTAGTTGTCTTAGGAATGGCTTTGAACGTGTCAGAAGCGTGGCTAATGGGATTTGATGTTTCGCCAATCCGTAAGGATAATTCAAAAGAAGCTGAAAAAGATGTTGATTTACTTTGGAAGTTTTCTATGTTAGAACAAAGAGATAAAGAAACGATATTAGATATGATAGATGTTATGTTATCTCGAAAAGAAAAGAAGTAGGGTTTTACCCCCACCTCTTCAAAAAGTTTTCTATGAATGAATACAGGTACTCTAATGTACCTGTATTTTCTATTTTATTTATGAGTTCTATTAACTTATCTTTGTAATTTTCCTCATTACTGTTATCCATAAACCTGCACTCCCCTCTCTTGCCCTTGCACGTTTGATAGCGATACGATTATTATAGAACACGCGTTCTATCGTGTCAAGTGTAGCGGCGATATTGCCAACGCCAATCAAACAATATCGCCTGCCAGAACTTGAAAATGTTTAAGGGTCTTTTCTCAAAGACAAGTTTATTATACATTTATCGTTAGTATATTTCAAATACTTTCGGTCGTGTTATTTCGACAATTTTCGACAAATTAAATTGTTTACTTTTTATTTATGCGTTTTTTATAGTGAGAACAATGCCATATATAATTATAGATTATTGCTCTAATTCTTTCGTATGATACATTATATTCTTCGCTTAGAGCTTTCATTTTAATTCCAGCTATGTATTTTTTTACAATTTCTTTGTTTCGTTCGGATACATTAACTGTATCTATCAACTCCATATAGTTATTTTGTTCTATTGTATCTTTTAGCATTTTATCCGTCCTTTCTTTGCAATTATAATTTATTATACTATAAAGTACGCTAAATTACATTAAGCAACTTATTCAATACGCAACTGGAACTTATCGATTGCATTGCCCATAACGCCTGCATATCCGTCCATTCCGTTAGATGTTTCATCATCTATCTGCTCTGGATAGAAGTTGCGGTTGTCAAATACAGATACCATATACTTTGCATACTTCCAAGGCTCACCCTCTGGCGTATAGTAAATGATTTCTATTGCGTCAATCTCGTGCTTCTTGTCACCTGCATAGCCATTATCGTAATCGTCATAATTAAAGCCAGTAACATAAGGAAGCCAATCTCCGCCCTTTAAGTGAACTCTGTACTTAACTGAACCTCTGCTAACCTTGATAATAAGTGCTGTGATAGCTTTATTGTCGCCTGCACCAGCCCAATCTTCTCTATCTTCTACTTCACCCCACCATCTATCGGTATAAGCGGCGTATGTAGCATATACGTGTTCATCTGTGCTATCCTCTGTGTTATCTTCTTCGCTGTTATCCTCTGTGTTATCTTCATCATTATGAAAGCCATAGAATACAGACAAGTCGCAAACTCCGTCTACTCCGTCAACAACGCCGCTTGATGTGTACTGCCAACCTGCAAGGTAATGGTCAATGTTAGGTGTTTTATCTGCGTTAACATCATCATTTAACTGCATTTCATCATATCCTAAGTAGTAACGTGCTATCCAGAACGGACAATCTAAGTCACTAGGGTTTGTATAAGGCTTGATGTAGCTACCATAGAATGATAAGCCAGTATATACACCGAAGTCATATCCTGCACCCTCAATAACCTCTTTGTAAGCCTTGATAATGTCGATAAGCTCTGAACCTAAGTTTCGCATACAAGTATCTTCAACGTCCATCCAGACAGTTACCTTACGTCCGTCAAGCACTTCAAGCACTCTGTTAGCCGCCGCAATAGCTTCTTCTACTGTCGGTGTGTAAACATAGTTGTATACACCGCAAATATGCACGCCTGCTAACTGACAGCCTTTCCAGTTGTTTTCAAACTGCTTATCTGGGTCAAAATCACGTCTGATAACCTTAAGAATAGCGTGAGTAAGTCCTGCCGCCTTAACTCTGTTCCAGTCAACTACACCATTCCACGCTGAAAAATCTCCACATTTAATCATAATTAAAATACCTCACTTTCTACTGTTTCTGTTGCATCTGAACTAACTGTGTTATCTTCTGTGCTGTATGTTGCCTTGTAAGTATTTTTAACGCCATCAAGAAAGCTCTTAAGCTCGTTGTCTAGTGCTATATCATTCGCCAAGTATGCCGCAAAATCATTAAAGCTGGCTGACATACTAACTGTACCGCTTTCGCTGATTGTAGCTGACAGATAAGCCACCTGTTTAAGTGTTCCGTCTGAATTTTGAACAGATAATGTTCCGTTCTTCTGAATTGATGAGTTGATGTCTAACATTGTGTTTTACCTCCTAATTCGCATTAAAAAAGGACACCCGAAGATGTCCTTAATTGCTTAATTGCTTTTCCAATTTTTTAATACGCATATTCTGCGATTGTACAGTCGCAACTATATCCGCTATTAATTCATCATAGCGTAATGCGTATCTTGCTGTTAGCTCTTTAGTTGTATTTCCGTTTTCGTCTGAGACTTGTGTTTCGTAGTTATCATTATTAATCTTTTTATCGATAAATAATCCCCAGTCATCTTTCATAGTTTCTTTAACCTGCTGTGCAATAAATCCGTGATGATAGCGATTAGAAGTACCGTTAATCATTTTAAATTCGCAAGGTTTTAAATTGTAGATAAATTCAGAAGAGTCTTCTGAATTCAATAAATGAACATCTTTTTTTACGTTCTCGTCTGAATCAGAAGCGATTGTTCCATAAATTGACCCGAAGCATCGCAAATCATATCCTATGTATGTACTTCCATATACTGACAGTTCGCAGTTCTCGTAGTGTCTGTCCTCTGTATTTGTAATTCTGACATTTTGTGTGTCTTTTCCCGAATTTGGATTATAGCAATATACTGTAAGTGTCGTTGGTTTTTTAATATTGTCTTGGTAACCGCCATTCATCGAAATATTGGGTGAAAAAAACTCTAATGATTTGTTTAAATCGTCGTTTATTCTTATAACGAATTCGTATTCCGTATTTTCTGTTTTCTCTTTGGTACAATTTATTCCGACGACGTCTCCATAATCTGCATTTAGCACTAAAGCTCTTCTTACTTCATTATTGCTAGTATAATATCTTGTTGTAGTTATCGAACCTACATAATTTTCGTAATCGTCGACCCAAGAATAGAATTTAATGTAATTTTGGTCTATCGACATTCCTTTAATTCCATTATTTCGATATGTCGACAATATACCATTATCAATTGAGAAATTGCCAATTTGACCTTTAGAAGCATACATATATCCATCCGCACGAACGTACCAATTACCATAATATGCCCCATCTCTTTCTTCTTGGCAAGAGAATGTCCAAGCTTCGGAATTAGCGGGTGCCTGTATATAAGTTCTATATTTGCCGTAATCTTTATAGATAGAAGACTTGCTGATGTCCCAGCCTCCAATCGTGCCAGACGAAAAATAGCCGCTTCCTGTAATTTGTGCGTTAGTTGCATATAGTTTACCAGTTTGACTTATATAAAAATTAGGACTTTTGCTGTATCCCTCATCTTCAGTTCCGTGAAAAACCGAAAAAACATATGGTGTAATATCACCAGGTATTTGTAATGCAATTCTGAATAAGTCATTATTCTGCTTAAATATTGTACTTATTGAATCTTTAGACACTTTCCAGCCGCCAACGTTTCCGCCGTTGGCAATCAGATTGCTACAAGTTATAGTTCCGTCTGCTGTAATGCTGGTGTTCGTGCTGTTTAATGTAAACCTATTGCCACTTAAATTAAGCCCACCCCTTGCAGTAATATTTATTGTATCTGCAATAGCTTCGATAGCACTCTTAAGCTCGCCTGTTTTAGGGTCTTTTTTGATATATAAATCAAGGCTTGTTTTAGTTGCATAACTTTCTAAATCGCTTGACTTAGCGTAAGTTCCACTAAGTGCCAAACTAATACTTGAACCATTATCATTAATTTCCTGCGTAATTTTGTTAATCATAGTAGTTGTTGTACTATAATTATCTGTCAGATTTTTCTTTGTCTGTGTTAATTCTGTTGATATGCTATTAAGATTAATCTTAAGGCTAGCGTTCTGATTAAGCATATAAGCTAATTGTGTATTAGATACCTCTTTCCAGTTCCAATCACCTTTATCGTCTTTGACCCATCGCCAAGTTTTTTGAGCTGTTTCATTGTATGCTATTGCTCCGTGATGTTTAGCGTATTCATCATTGCTATAAGTCCAAGTAAGATTATCACTTGGAAATAAATCATCTGACGGATATATGGGTATGAACCAATCAATAGCTGGGTAATTATCTTTGTTAGGTGTTTCTGTAACTGCATACACCATAAAATTATCGTTCGTTTGTTGGTATAAGTCGGATAACGTTATTTCGTAGCTATCTAGCTTCTGATTAACAGTAGAAAACTTAGTCTTAATGCTTTCGTTGTCAACATTTTCAGTCCACCACAATTTATTAGTGATAAAATCACTAGCAACTTTCATCATACCGCCCCATTGAGTATAATCTTTGCCAGCACCACTTGTTATAGCTTGCATAATGACATTAAGTGTCTGTTTTTCGTTATCAAGGTAAATCTTATTACTCTTAAGTGTATGGGTGTTATCGTTATTGATAACACTAAATAGTGTTTCAATATCTAGCTTACTTGCATTGATATTAGCATTATCTTGAACAACATCATCACGAACAACTTTCCTCGTAACACCTTTTTCAGTAAGTCCTAAGGCATCAAACATAAGATTGCCAGCTTTATCCCAGACATACATATTGTAGTCCGAATTAGCGTCTTTACCTATTTGAACTCTTATTCTGTCAGTATCTTTGATGATAATTGTATTGTCTTGCCAATAAGACATTCCATTTTCACTATGAACCTTAAATTTAGTAGTGTTAAGGTCAAGTGCTGTAATCTTGCTTGCAGCTATGCTGTCAATCATAGCGTCTTTAATCTGTGCATTGCCGATAACACTTACAACTGCATTAGCGAATTCTGTTGTTAAACTTTTACCTGTCGCAGAACCAAACATTAAGGTCTTAATGTCTGCTACATCTGCATTTAACACGCCTACCTGTGCATAATCTGCTTGTAACTTAGCGATATTAGCTTCATTAATTGTAGCTTTACTTGCTGTCAAATTAACAATATCTGCTGTGACAGTTTCAATCTTATTGGCTTTTAGTTGGTCTATATATGCTTGATGTGCCTTTAAATTCTCAATATTGGCATTAGTCATATAAGCATTTTCAATAACTGCCTTGTTGATTAAGACTAAATCAGCGTAGTATCGTTCCATTTGCTTTGTTATCGGACCACTAGCAATATTGCTGTTTTCTGTGTCAGATTGTCCGATAGATGTAACTGTGTCCATTAAACCGCCGTCACATTCGTGCGTAATCTGCATTATAGGTACTTTGTAATCGACGCCGCCCTTATTAACAGTTATAATGTCGCCTACCTCTAATCGCCAATCACCTAAAAACTTAACTGTAAGCGGTCTAAACTGAAAGCCGCCTATCTTGTTATAAATCTCATTTAAGTTAGCTTGTGTCATAAATGGATTAGCAAAGCTAAGTCCTGTTGTACCACTGCCGCTAGTGATTGTGCTAGTTTCCTTATCACCAGACTTTGTATTGTTACAAGTCAGCTTTCTTATCGTAAAATCTTTGCTAGTGGTAAAAGTAACCCCTTGCTGATAGTATTGATGTCCGTCAAGTACATAACCGCTATCCTTGTACCACCTTAATTCAAGGTTTCCGTCAGAATTAATAGCCGCATTACAGCCTTGTAACGTAGCCATATAGCCAATCATTTCACGCATTGTATAGCCTTGTGGCTTATCTGTAATTGTATGTGTGTTTGTTATGCTAGTCGCTAACTGTATGCCTAACTTTGTACAGATTTCCTCTAAAATAGCTTTATCCGTACTAGGATAAGTTAATTCAGTAAAATAACCTTTTTCAGCTTTGTACATCTTGTCATAAGCTGTGTACTTAGTGTATTCGCCGTTACTTTCTTCTTTAGTTACAGTAAATATGCCTATCTGTACATACTCAATGCCGCTATCGCCCTTAACACCCTCAAAAATGGTTATATCCTTATTTTCAAGCGTGATTTCTGGATTATAAATAGAAAAGGTAACACTACTACTGCAAGTGTTACCTATGGAAATGCTATTGTTCGGATTGATTATGTTGCTGTACTTAAACTCATTAAGTGTCTGATTGTATTCTTTTCCGTCAACTAAATATTTGCTGTAATATCTTGCATACAGTAAGTTGAAATCCGCACCCCAATTAATATTTTTCATTAGGTTGCTCCTTTCTGCTGATTAATCGTTAATCATAAAGCTAAGTGCGATAATCTTAGCTGGCTCAATGGCTTCACAACTATCAAATGCACTTATATCAACTTTTGTGTATTCAGATACTTCTATTTCCTGTTCTCCTAGTTCTTCAAGTTCTGATTTTATCTTATCGTTGTTATCTTTATTTTCCTCGCGTATCTTTTCTATCGTTTCCACGACTGCCTTAAAGTGTGGCTCTAACATCTTAATGTTAGACATAATGGCAACTGCTAATCTGCCACCCATTTTAAGCTGTGCTACACTTGCAAGTGCTTCATAATGTGCTAAAACTTCATTTCCTGTTATTTTCATAGTTAATCTCCTTATTTCTGAATTAAACTTAATTTTGCTCCGACTATTAATCCGTCCTCATTCTTCGCTCTTGTGAGATACGGATATGTCACATCTCCTGTGTATATTGTCATTTCCTTTTGTTGACCGCCTAAGAACAGGACTTGTGCTGTTGGGAATGGGTTATCTATGTCGCTAATCACATTATCAAGCAATAATGCCTGTTCTCCTGTTAATGGCGGTAATTGAAGCTCTACTTTATCTTTAATAGCTACGATTGTGCCTACCATTTCGCCGTAGTCATTTCTTCCTGTATTCTTAGACCATATTTTATTCCTACTATATGTGTAGCCGTTATATGCTACTGGGAATGTCACTCCCTCGATAATTACAGCACTTATCATTCAATCGCCCCTTTCTGCCTAAAAATTGGTAACAAAAAAGAACATATCATCTCTGATACGTTCCCTTAGTTTTATATATTTATATTTTCAAGTTGTCCCTACCACTAACATTTTATTTCAATACCCATTTTGAATTTTTATTTATTAAGTTAATTAAACAGCAATATCTTCAATAAACATATTGCTTAAATAAAATAAGTGAAATTGTAATATGTTTGTCCTTGATTTGCCTCAATTTCGGTATCACTATAAATTTGTAATGCACCATTAGGTGTCAATTGTCCATATGCCACAAACCCCGCCGGATTATATACTGTGACCGGAAATTTTATAGTTTTACTCGGTCTATATTCCTTAGGCAGAGTTGCGACTGTTGTCCAGCTCCTAATTGCTACAGTATTGGTTAGTTTAGCTGGCATTATATTTACCAGTGCCAAAGCAGGTGCGTATGTTATGATAGCATTTTCGTACGTTGTTGTTGTATTGTTGTTCAGCTCACTTATCATATCGTTATTATTCTTAATTCCGTCTTCCATATGATTAAGTCTGTCTGGACTTAATGGAGTACCGCCGCTTGTGCCAGCTTTCCACGCTTGCTTTATGTATTGTATAAAATTCATAGTAAACCCCCACTTTCTAAGCACACAAAAAGGACACCTCACGATTAAGTGAAATGTCCTTGTCATTTTGCTATTTATTTGTTATTATTGGTATGAGTTAATTTACATTCACTCATACGTGCTAATCAGAACAGGTCTACCCAACTTGTTCTGATTTTTATAGCTGTAAATTTCTTACAGCTATTGAATTTTCTTTCTGTTTGAGCTATTATATCTCACAAGAAAACTTATGCAACATTATTGAATAATTGCAGTATAAATTCTCTTCCAAGTTGGGTAATTCGTCTATGATAGATTACTTTACCACTGTCAAGAATTTCTTGTTTAATTTCCTCATATCCCATACTGCTGTATGGTGAGTAAAGAACCCAAGTTCCATTGACATTGTACTGAATTTTTCTATCAGCAAGCAACTTGTTAAGTTGAATAGCAGATTTTAAGTTCAGCTCTTTAGCAATCTCCGTCATTGTATATGTTTTATTGACGTGTGTTAAGATAGCGTTCTTTCTTTCTGCTTCAACTCTTGCTTGCCTTTCTTTTTTTAACTTTGTTAATAATTCTATTCCAAAGTCTGGATTATTCAGTATTTCATCAATAACATTATCAGTAGCATATATTCCATTCTTGCGAATTGACGGAATAATCTCATCAGCTACTAATGCTTGAAATTTCTCTGCTGTTTCGTTTTTGGCTTTCATTGCTAGTCGGTAGAAGATGTTTTCTGGGATAAAATCTTCGTGCGCACAAGTGTGTACGCCTAAATCTTCCAAGTATTTCTCAACTCTGCTCCACATGATTACTTTGTTACCACTTGCGGCTATTCTTGTGAACCCAAGTCCTCTAGCAACATTTTCCAATCTTAAGTAAGCAACGCCATTCTGCTCATAGCAGTCTACGCCGCAAATATTCTTAGTGTTCATTGGTGCCTTAATCTCATTGTGAGTGTCATCTTTTGTAGTTGGATTATTATAACTCATTATTTTACCTCCTACAAATTTATCATTTGCTCAAAACAGAACTTATTGCGTAGTGGGAGTATATGCCCACAATGCCTCACGCAATAATATTATGCCACTTCCTTTGCAGACTTGTCCTGTCCCTTTAAATCAAAATTATTAACATTGTCCTGAATGGTTTCTATCTGCTGCAAAACTCCCATAAGAACATATGAAACTCTTTCGTTTTCCATATTTGCTAAAACTTCTGTTACTGTTGCGTGTGCAATTTCTGACGCTATATCAATATTTGTTACAATTTCTACATTACTCATTTGTTTTCCTCCGAAAAATCTTGAATTTTCCGAAAGAAACTGATATGATAGATTTATCAATTCCTTTCGGATTGGTGTTTTTAAAGTGTTGTGTTCGTTGGTAGCGTGGCAACACTTTATTTTTGTCTGTTTTTGTATTGCATTTCAATTCCCTGTCTGATTACTTTTGCTCTACTTACGTTCTGTTCATTGGCTAAAATATCCAATTTCCTAACAGTTTCATCATCCATACGAATTTCTATTCTTTTATCTTTTGGATTGTCCTTAATCTTCTGTCCTAATTTGGGTGACATACTATTAACTCCTTTCTTTCAAAAGTTACGTACATTTTGTACATTCATAATATATCAAAGTGTACGTACAAAGTCAATAGTTTTTTAATAAAAAACGGAACGTACCTTTTAATACGCTCCATTAAAGGGATTATTTTTCTATAAAACGTGGTATAAAGCTAATACTGTTATAACTGCCAGCTCCATTGTTTTTGCAATTAACAATCAAGCCATATGCGGTTATTTTATCGCCAGCTTTATAGTTTCCACTTTTTAAATTAAAATCTTTTGAAAAATATATGTATATTTTTTCTTTGCCGTATTCGCTTTTATTCTTAACAACACCTGTAAAAAATCCTGCCTGTAAGTTATTTACTTTTTATTCTTAAAGTTCTATTAACTAACACTTTCCATGTATTGTAATCATCAATAAACTTATAAATATCCTTATGCTGATTTAAAAAGGCGTATACTGCAAAATAATTAAATCCTCTAATATATTCTGGTGGTGGATTATCTTTCGTTTTTCCATAATCACATATTGCAAAAAAATTTCCATAATTTCTAACAGTAGTGTCGAAAACGTCTTGCTGTTTCACCATTTTTCCTGTGCAACTATTGTAATAATTAATTAACTTGTCTGTTGTTTCTTTTTTAATCGCTGGGTAATCATATTTTTCATTGTACTTCAATATTTCTGTCATTGAAATGTACGTTGCATGAAATTCAGACCAAAGCCTTATATAATCATTTTCGGTCAATTCTCTTTTGTTCTTTATCCTGAATTTTTCTCCAATGATAGTAAAGTCATCAATATGAGTTAATTCATGATGTGTTGTTGATATCATATTTACTAAATCATTGCCATACTTAATGTATACTTCAAATTGATTATTAATCGTTGGGTACACTAGCCCAAATTCTTTCCCACTAAGCATTTTAGCATAGTCACTGTCAATTTTATTAATAGCCTCATATATATTATCAACAATTAATATTGAGTTATTCCAATCTTGAATATCACTTTGTATATTACGTTCTTGCACCGTTATAAGTGTATGAGCTTTAATTCCTGCTTTGCTTATCTCCATATTACTTTTCCCTTTCCTTTTTATTTCCAAAATAGCAACATACCATTGTTCCACTAACGTATATCACTATAACGAATCCAAGGGATAAATCTTCTCTCCGAAACCATTCAGACATATTATAAAGCTCTTCATTTATAAAGTTTCGTGTTGATACTTCCGCGCTTGTTTCTGTGCCTTTTTCATTTTTCTCTGCGCAAAACTCCAAATAATCTTGAATTTTACCGCCTGTTCTTCTGCCACTATCCTGTAGATACCATATAAAAGTCGCAGATAATAACACCCAAATAATTAAGCATATCGCTTTCCTTTTCATTGTGATACACCCCCTTGCTATCCTAATGGTTAGAGTGTATCACAACATTGTATTAAATTCAATTATATGTTATATGCAGGCAACCCAGTCATTGCTGTGTACATATTTGCTTGCTTTTGTGTAACTCTGAATATCTCTTGTCCGTCAATTTCTATTGTTCTTCCATTTTCAACAGCGTATATTAGTTGCCTTAATAACATATTAGTTTCTGTTGTGGCGCTATTATCCATATTAATCTGTGGCATTGTAGGTATACTAGTATTTGCATTAAATTTACTTGCTTTTGTGCTTTGAATAATATCGCTAGTAAAGTCGCCTAAAGAAACCTCAACAGGTTTGTAATTAAGCTCCATACCTTGTTTGAAGCCCTCTATCGTGTATTCACCTATCTGTTTCATAACTCTTGATGGACTATGAATGTCTAAGGCATCTCTTATTGTATCAGATACGTTATCTGCGATGTATCTAGCTTCGCTGAAAATACTGTTTTCCATACTTTCTAAGCCATCATAGAAACCTCTGCCTGCATAATGACCTATATCCCATAATGAATCATATATGCCATCAAAGCCGGATTTAACATTGTTAACGTAATCATCAATCGTACTATACGTGCTACCTAAATTGTCAGATAAACCATTGTTAAAGCCCTCAACAACCCATCTTCCGTATTCTTCCGCACGCCTTGATGGTGAACCAAAATTCATTGCACTATCGTGAATATTTCTATCTAATTCATCCATCCAGTCTCTTACAGCATTGTTGCTTCTATCAACATTATCAACAATACCGTTAACAAAGCCATCTACTGTATTTCTTCCATAGCCCTCTACGTCTACTGCTTCTCCTGCTTCATTTAAAGCAGAATCAAGCATTTCTTGCCAATCTTCCTTAAGTTTAGGCTTTGTGTTGTTAACACCAACATTGGAATAAACTCTAATACTATCAAATAGCGATGTTGTGAGCTTGTCTGCCGCTTCATCAGCGTACACGCTTCCGTCTATTCCTAACTGATTAAAGCCATCTTTAACAGAATCAAGTGCTGGGTCTAATGTGCTTTTGCGCCATTTCTCAATAACACTTTTAATATAGTTTTCTTTTGTTGTGAATATTTTAGCTATTGGGTTTAGGTTTTCATAGTCTTTTGTTGCTTCTTCAACTACTGATGGAAGTTGATTGAGTAAGTTATACTGTACTTGATTAGCATATTGCATATATGCCGCGTCTATTCTCTCTGTGCCTTGTTGTACTTGCGTATCACTAGCGCCATATAAACTTGACCAATCAAATTGACTTGCATCTATTCCTAAAGCTGTAAGCCTATCTCTCATATCCGTTATAGCTTGTGACGATTCCGTTCCCAATGTAGATAGGTTATCTTTTCCGTTTTGCGCCGCTGTTACAACTTCATTTACAGCCTCACTAAATCTTTGGACATCAAGTCCGGATTCTGTCATATACTGTGATATATCTAATGCGCCGCCAAATCCTTGAATAGCAAGTGTCGCATTATCAACCGACTTGTCACTATTAATAGAAGATATTTTATCTATTAAAGGCGTAGCCGCATTTAAGAACTCTTCTTCTGATATTTTCCCATCATTAAACTGCTGTATAAGCGTTTCTAAATCTGAACTCATACTTGTAAACGATTCATTTCCTTTGTCGCGTAAACTTGCTAATTGTGCCACATACTCTGGAATTGCAACGCCTTGCGCTTCAAGAATATCTTTCCAAGCACCTACAACATTACCAACGATAACATCATATTCATCATTGAATACATTTTTAGATTCACTTAATAAGTTTTGGAATTGTTCTATAATTTCCGGCATTTTTTCATTAGTTGTGTATGCTCCATCTTCAACCGCTGTTTTTAAAAGATTTACATTATCTGTTGTTTCTTCAAGATTTTCTTTTGCTTCTGATATATTTTTAAGTTTGTCTGTGGTTTCAGTTATACCATCTGTTATTTTCCCAAAAGAGTCTTTGGCTACATCGCCTAATTCTTTCATTGTAACAGTTCCAGTATTTTGCAATGCTGTAAACATGCTATTAAATTCTGCTTCTTTTACAGCTTGTGAGATACCCACTATTGACGATATTAAGCCCATAGCACCTACTATTAATGCTGTAAATGGGTTTGATAAGCCTATAAGTTTTAATGCCGCTGTTGCCACACCTACGCCGCCTGCTATTTTAGCAATAGAAACTACAAGGTTGTCGCTCCCTACCGCCAGTTCATAAAAGCCGCTCTTAACAAGTGAAAACTCTGCAAATACACCTATAACACCTATTGCACCTTTCTGCAATACTGACATTTTACCTCTAATAGTTTCAATTCCCTCATTAAATGTAGCAAAAAAGCCATTGTCATTTAAAGATGTTTTAAGGGTATTAAAGGTTTTATTAACATCAGTTACAGTTTTGGCTGTCTTTGGGTACATAAATGTTAGTGCCGAAGCCGCCGCCTTATTTCCATTAAGTGCGCCTGTTGCCGCCGCTACTGTTGTTGCAAATTTATCAAGTGTCTTGTACGTTTTTACTATACCAGCTACAACTGCTGAACTGCCTATCGCCTTAAGCACTTTAGGAACTGCCACAAGCGATATAAGAAGTGTTTCTATAGGCGCTTTAGATAGCATACCTAAGTATAATTCAATAGCCGCTTTTAAGCCTTGCACAAGCACTTTAGCCGCCGATTTAAACACCTTAGTCCAATTAATGCCTGCAAGGAAATCACCCATTTTCTGACCGATTTTAAACCAAGGGACTTTATCAATGGCATCTGCAAACCAGTTAAGTATTCCTGCCACTAGGTTAGATGTATCTTGACCTGCCTTAAAGAAGTCACCAACTGCAAAATCTTTAAAAATCTGTTTAACAGGTTCAAGTGCTTTTTCTATTCTGTCAGCCCAAGCAACCGCCGAATTTTCCATATTGGCAAATGCTTTATTCCACGCCGCTTCATATTCTGCCGCCGCCTTAGCAATATCGTCTGTCAAATCAATAGTGCTACCGCCGCCACCACCACTTGAACCCTTGCTTGAGCTTGTATCGTCCTGTAATTTATTTATTTCATCAAATCCCATAAGGGATAATGTAGCTTTCTTAGCTGAATCAGCTACATCTTGGTAGCCGTTTGAAATATCTTCTAAGCCATCTGATGTGTCTTTATAGCCACTTTGTCCGAAGCTTTCAAAGTCAATCTTAACGCCCATTAAAGAAGCAAGACCAACTAATAATCTTTTGATTACAATAGTTACTCCGTTTACTACTGGCATAACCTTTGAAAGAATTGGGATAAATAGCTGTCCTGCTACCATTCCTACCTCTTTCATATTGTTACTGAACTGGCGTAACATATTGCTTGGACTGTTAATCGTATTAGCTAAATCACCCCAAGATACTTTTGATTGGTCTAATATCGCTAACACTCTTAACTGTTGTTTTTCCATCTGTGTCATTTCAGACACCGACTTAGAAATGCCTAAGTTGTAAGCATACGTCGCTAATGTAGCATTGGTAATATCAATACCATATTTGTACAATGCCCTTGATTGCCCGATTAAACCGCTTTGTAAGTTCTGTGCTACTGTTGAATAGTCCACATTGAAAAGTGAGCTTATATCGCCTGCAAGCATTGTCATTGACTTTGTTATTGCTGTTGTTGCTTCACCTGTCTGCCCTAATGAGTTAGTGACAGAAGCTAACTGTGAAGCGTACTGCGTTATCTCTTGTATGTTAAGTCCTAAGTTCTTTGCTCCGCTTTCTTCAAGCAAACCACCTTGAACATTAACTTTTAAGCCAGATAGCTTTCCAAGAGTATCATTTACTCTGCTTTGAAAACTTTCTGCATATGCCGTAGCATTATCATATCCGTACTTTTCGTAATCCTTATCCCATTCCGAACCAATCTTGCCAAACGCAACCGCTTGATAGTTGAAAGCTTCAATGTAATCTGTTGTTGACTTGATAGCTTCTATAAGTTTCTTACTGCCACGAATTACCATAAAATAAGTGGCATAAAACTTGCCTATTGCACTTGCCAAGTTCCAACTACTTCTAGTTGCCGTCCTGGCACTTGTAGAAACGCCATACAGCGACTTTTGAAGTGAGTTTGAAGAAGTACCCACCTTGCTACCTTGACTAGCAAGATTAGCCAATGCGTTAGTCATTTGAATAACATTCTGACTTACTGTTGGTGCTCTTGATAGTGTTGTCATTAAGCCATTTAAAGCATTGCCTAGCTTTGGAATGTTTACAACGGCGTTTTCTATGCTCTTACTGCCTAGCTTACCAAGTGACTTTGCAAATTCTGTGACCTGTGTTGCATTTTGCGGTATAGCTGATATGCTTGCAACTGCCTTTGTGACAGCTTGAAGTGATGTAGCTGTGTTAGTTAGTGCAACTGAATCAACAGAACCTATCTTTGTGATGTTCTTAGCAAGTCTTGTAAAATCTGCTGTTCCTGCGTTCATATTCTGCATAGCAGAACCTAACTGGCTAACACCATTTGCAAGACCGCTTAGTGATGAACCATTCACAGTTGCAAGTGATGTTGACAGCCTTGTAAGCTGATTTATCAGTTTATCAACAGAATTGATAGCTTTAGTGGCAGTACCGGTAATTTTGACTTCTAACGAATCTAATTCCACGCTTTATACCTCCGGCTTATCATTTTTAGGGTGTGTTAAATCCCAGTTTGCTTTTCGTATTTTCATATTCAAAACAAACTCTTCTCTCTTTCTTTGTATTTCATCTTTGCTGTCCTCTTTTTTGTTAATATCTCTATAAATAGGCTTGTCTGGGTATTCAAGCTCGCCTTTACCCCAAGCACCACTTCTAACGCCTATCTTGATTGCTGGGAGTATGTAGTTGCCTACTGCAAGCCATATATCTGAATCCATTCGTTGTCTTTCAAGTTTCTTACCCTCTACAACCGCCCATAGCTTTTTAGGTGTCATTTTAAGGAAGTCTGAATAACTAACGCCTAGTGAACTGGCTAAAACAAAGTATTCTTCCCATATTATTTTGTGGAAGTCTGCTTTTTCTTGTGGTCTTGTGGAACTACTGTCGGCTTCTTCTGTTCCTGTGTCGCTTCTTCCACATTGTTCGCCATCTCCTCTAACATCGCTGTTATTCCGCTCAGCTCGAAAAAACCATCATCTTCCATCGCTTTCTTAATCTCCTCGAACAATGTTCTATATCCGTAACTTTTATCTGTCTTTCTCTTCTCTGTAATATATGCTCTAGTGAGTTCCTTTGCTTCATCCATAGTTACAGGGTTATTGTCAATACAGCCTGCATAAATGGCTAAAATACAAATCTCTGGCACATCTGCTGTCATATTTGCTAATCCATCAAAGGAAGCCTGTGCAACACTCTTGTCTGTCTGTACAAGTAAGTAAGAACCATTAACGACAGAGAACATTTTCTGCACTATCTCTTTACACTCTGCTGCTTCAAAAGAGAACTCAACTTTGTATTCATTTCCGTTTACATTAATATTCATCATAATTTTTACCCTTTCCCACCCTATCGTCCATATAGGGAAAGGTGCGGATTTTACACCGCACCTGCCTTTTAAATTAATTATTCTGTTACATCATCAAGATATGATGTGTAGTCGGCTGTTTTGGCGTTTTCTACGCTATCCGACGCAGCCTTTTTTGATTTAGTCGAATAGCTCATTATTCCCCCGATGTTGGGGTTACTGCTGTATCTGTTCCTACCATATCCTCAATAATAAGGTTGATAGCCATTGTAAGAAGTGAATTTTGCTCCTTGCCCGTAATTGGTAACTTTGAAGGCGGCTGTGCAACAAAGAACTCCGCATCTGATATACCCGGAGTAATCTCTTGAAACCACATTCTCTTTCCATCAGTTAAAGCCTTATATTCTGTAATAAGGTCTTTCCACTCTTTGATTGTAGCTTCCGTCTTATTAACTGTTACCGCAACTGTATCTGTAACTGTATCTCTACCTGCAATGTTTCTTGTCTGTAAATCTTCAAGTGCTGATGCATCTATAGCCTCTGGGGTTACTGTAATCTCATCAATAGAATTGATTCTATGAAGAAGTTTAAACGCTGTTGGTTTAGTACCTGCTGTAGTTTCAACACCATAACTAAACGTGATTCCCAGTGCGCTTAATCCTGCTACTGTATCTGCCATATCTTCTTACCTCCTAAAAATTTGCAAAAAAATAAGAGCATTTCTGCTCTTTGTTACAATAATCTGTCATTTGCTCCGATTAACCGCCTAAATCGTGCGGTACTCTTATGTACTTTATTACTGATTGAGAACTCTGGCATTGCATTGCCCTGAAATCTCATTGTCTTAAATGTGTCTGTAATTACTGCCATAACCTTGCGACAATCAGACTTACTTGTGTTAGTGGTAACATCTACTTGAAATGTCGCTAACAATGCGTTAATCGTCTGTCCATCAAGTGTTTGCCCTTGTTCTACTGCTGGCAGTAAATGAATGTATACTGTTGGGAATACTGCTTGACCGCTGTTTTCCCCCTCGTTGGTTATGGCTATCTTTGGGTATGTTTTCTTTAATTGCGTTAGGGTTTTAGCCTTGACAAGTGCTGTGACTGTATTTTCAAGGTCTGTCGCCCAATCGTTTGCATTTGCCATTAACTAAACACCTCTCTTGCTATCTGCTTATACTGATTAATAATCTCCATTGTAGCGTTATACATAGGCATTGTAGCTTTAACGCCGTGTGTGTAGTGCCATTGATTATCATTGCCTAAGTAGTACCAGCCATCTTCAAATGCGTGTATCTGCCCTGGATATGTTCCTACGCCCAAGCCAAAATCATTAGCCTTTGGATTCTCATTACCGCTGTTGTAATAAATACCAGCACCAAATTCAATCGCTAACAGCGTGTAAAACGGCTCTCTATCTTCTACCTCAACAGTTTTACCGGTAGCAATTAAGATAGCTTGGTAGCCATCTTGAATAGGCTTTCTGTCAACTCTCAATGTTACTGTCCTACCTAACGGACTTTCATTAACACTCATAATTGCCGCTTTGTCGCCTAATTCTACTAGCCGTTCAACAAGTAATTCACATTTATACTGCAAACTCTGCTTATACTGTTGTAGCTGTCTGATAGCTTCATTTATGGGCTTTTCAGACAAGGATATATTAATTGTATGTCTTGCCATAATGCACCTACTTTACAACTGCTTTAAGCATATACTTGGTTGAATATAGTGCTGGCTTAATGCCTACAATCGTGAAGTCCGCTGATGTTTCATCAGCAAGTCCGTCAGATGTGTATGTAGGCTTGCTATCAAGCCAGATAAGGTCGCCTTTTTGAACAGGTAGTGTATTTCTATCTGTCAACAAAATAGCGTCAAAATCAGCAGTGTCAAAGCCGTATTCCTTGCTCTGTGCTTCTCCGCCGCTGAATGATATGTTTGCTTTGAAATCCGCAGGCTCTGAAAAGCCCGTTTTCTCTTCAAGAACTTTTGGTATCTTATTTCCCTCATCATCAAGATAAGGAATGAAGTTGCCCTCTGTGTCGGTATATCCCTCATAAAGGATATTGCCGTCATCGTCTCTTTCGTAAATAGTTACTGTCTGTCCTTGAAGCGAATACTTCATAGCCTGCTTATTAATGTCAAGCATTGTTCTTTACCTGCTTATAAATCTGATTAACACCTGTGCTTGATAATCCAGACACAATTCCTACTGCGATTGCATTAAGAATGTCATTTGCCGGAAAGTCCGGTATTACATACATGCCTACAACACCTAAGACGCCACCCGCAACACCTACAATTATAGGAATGTAATTATCCTTAATGTGTGGGATTGCTTTAGCTCCTAAGCCTATCAGATATGTTATTACAACGATTGCAACTACTGTTGATACTGATGTTATATCCATTCTGCTACACCTCCTTATCTTCATTAAGTCGTGCTTCCAATCCGTCTATTCGGTGGTGTGCCGACTTTACACTTTCCTCAACTTTAATAATCCTGTTATCGTGAGAATTAAGTTCTTTTCTCATTTCTATAACTTCATTTTTTATCTCTGTTGTGTTGCCTGATATCGTGTCAAGTTTCATATTTATGCGTGTATTTTCCTTTACACGCTCCGTAAGTTCTGCATTGTCAGACTTTTTGTTGTTCTTAAGATTAAATCCCAACGTAAACAGTCCGAAAAAGACGGAAAAAGCAACTGAAATAATGCTTATAATTACTGCTATTGGCATTGATATACCGCCTTTCATAATTAATAATGGCACACCGCCCACCACCCTTAATGTGTGCCGCCTGCTACCATATTGCCGACATCAGCAAAATGGTAACGCACAATCTTCTTTAATATTCTGTAATGCCCTATAGGCGTTATAATACTTTGGCAAATGGAAATACCCCGACAAATAAGCTGTCTCTATCTCTCCAAGTTCTGTTGACACCATTCTCGTTATAGCTTGCCATAAATGCTTCACCAGCTTGTGAATGGTCGTAGACAGCCAGATTAACAATAACACTCTCAAATTTCTTCAAGTCCTCGGTTATCATTTCATCTGTGTAGCTGTCGGGATAACACCTTTTTGCCTTTACATCTTCTGTAGCCTGTTTAATAAGCTGTTCGATTACTGGATTATCTTCTTTGTTATCGAACACTACCACATCAGATGTCGTATTATCATTATTTGTGACTGTATCAATATGAAATTGTTTAAGTCTGATTTTGACTTGCTCTAATGTGGTGTATTCCATAATTTCAGCTCCTATAATCCTAATTTCTCAATTAACAATTCTTTAAGTTCTGCTCCCGTAAGCTCCATTGCGTTCTCAATACCTTGTTCTAAGGCAAGTGTCTGTAAGTCCGCTGTTGGCATACGCTTAATAGCTGTCTTTGTGTAATCGCTTGTAGGTTGAGCAGGGAACTTGTCCTGCTCTTCCTCGTATTTAAGTTCATCCCCATAAACTGCTTCCTGTCTTACGTTATCTGCTGTTACTTCTTCGCTCTGCTTTGCGGCGTTGATTTTATGTCGTCTTAATAACATATAAACACCTCTTACTTTCCGAACTTAGCAAGAACAACCTTTGAATCGTTGCTTAAGACTGCTGTATAGTGTTCATCGCCAGAGATAACAGTTGTCTTTGCAAGAATATCTCTGTCCGATTCAATCTCAACGCTTCTCTTCATATAGATTGTAAGTGCGTTCTCTTCCTCTGACACGCCATCTGCACCTGTGTCCTCGTTGGGGTCTTCTGCTGACACGATAACAATCGGACAAGCGTAGAACTCTGTTGTAACAGCCTTTAACTTGCTACCTACCTTGATTTCCTTGTCCTTTGGCTTAAGCGTATGTGCAAGTGCTGTGTCAAGATGAACATTAGTTGCATCCTCGCTTGTTGTATCAGCTACAACATTGATTGTTCCTGTTGAATCATCAAGTTCATACTTAACCAGCTTAACTTTCTTAGACTTAACAACCTGTGCTCCTGCGATAGAACCGATAGTGCCATTCATAATTACGTTAAGTGGGTACTTGTCATTGCTCTTGAAATCAGCGTCATTAAGTAATGTGGCTTCCTGTGCCGGATTGATGAATAATATCTTTGTAAGTGATGAATCTGATTCATCATCAAACTTGCTATTAGCCGCTACAACTGCTGAATAGCTGATAGGTGCTGCTGTTCCATCGTGATCAATAGGTGCTGTGCAAAGTGCGTCATAGCTGTCATTATCAACCTTTGCAGCGATTGACATAGCAATCTGATTGATAGCTGTACCAAGTGGGTCGCCATAACCAGATAATACTGATTCATCTGTAAGCTCTACAGCCTTACCTGCTTTCTTAACCTTTGCTTCTGTTGTAGATGTTGTAAGTACTGTTGTACCCATAGCAACACCTTCTGCTACATCCTGTGCATCGCCTATATAAGCGTATTTTGGGACAACAATAGTGCTTCCCGGTCTGCCTACAAGTGTTGTATCAACTCTTGCAATAGGCGAAAACTTAATCTTCTTTGGTAACTTAGCTGATACCATATCAGCCATTACCTGTGGGTCTACTAAATTTGCTAACTTAGTCTGTGGCATAGTTTATTTACCTCCGTTTTCTACTCTGTGAACTTCTTATAAAGTTCTGGATTCTTATTTTTGAGTTCCACTCTTTCGTGGTAATTCATCTTGTTAAACTGTTCCTGCGTTATCGCGCTTTCTTCTCCACCGCCTGCATTAATAGCCGGTCTTGATTTAAGCCACTCTGCCTTAGCTTCTTTAACCTGTCTTTGCACTTCATTAGCAATTACAGTTGCTATAAGGCTATGGTCTGCGTCTGCAACTGCCTCAATCAAAGAATCAATATCCTTTCCATCACCTATAACTTTCTGATAAGCATTGACAGCTTTCATATGATTAAGCTCTTTACTCATGTTCTCGAACTTTTCAGCCTGCAATTTTTCAGCTTCTGCCTTTGCTTCCGCTTCCTGTTCTTCTGCTGTCTGCTTTGAACGAAGTTCTTTCTTGTACTTAGCTGCTTCTGAACTAGCTTTATCGGAAGCGTTCTTATACTTCTCTTTTTCAGCTCTTTCACTAGCAAGCTGTGCCATAAGTTCTTCTACGCTAGGTGTCTGTTCTTCGTTCTGTGGCTCATTATTAGTTGTTGGTTCTGTTGTTGTGTTAGTTACATCTGCCATAATTTCTTTACCTCTGCTTTCTGCGTTTTTGTTGTTCTCTCAACTTCTTGCGATATTTGTATTGCCCTTTCTCTAGGGCATATAAAAAGCCACAAGGCATTTTCTACCTTGTGGCTCAATATCAATTATTTATCTGTTCTGCTCTTATCTATAACTGGACTATTTTCTGTCTGGTCTGATAAGTCTTGCATTGTGCGGTCTTTGTTAGGTGGTTGTTCACCATCTCCACCCTCTGCTTGGTTCTGTGTATCTTTGTTGATTATACTGTCTTGATATGCCTTAACCATTTCTCCGCTTCTCGCTACAACATCGTTAGGGTCATCAAAGAATGGAATTGCATCAACTGTATCTTTAAGGCTAAATCCGTGGCTTATTAATGTCGCCATAGCATTAACCTTGGTTGACATTTCATAAGTTTTTTGCCGCTTAATGTTAGGTTTTACATCTCTTGCCCTTAATTTAAGTAATGGGTTGCTGCTGTTAACATTGTTTGATAGCTTGATAGCCGCAAGAACAACTTTTATCTCTTCCATTTTGCAGCCATCTGTAATTAATTGCTGTTTTGCCGCCGCTGTTTCTGCTTGTGACCAGCCTGTTGCGTCCGACATTGCAACTCCTGTACTGCCACCGCTATTATCATTTCGTTGTGGCACATTACATTTCTGCAAGATTATCTGTCGCCTTGATTGGATATTGTTAAGCATACCTGTGTAATCATAATTAATTGCAAGCGGCTCAACTATTGGAGTTTTGCCATCTGCTGATGTGTAGGTCTGCATCCATTCTCCAGATTTTGGCTTTCTTACTTTTTCAGTAATGTGTGGTGTTCCATCTTTATCAACTGTCGTTTCCTGTTCAACTGGAAAATCAACATCGTTTGTATGCCATACAGCCTGTGTATTCTGTTCAACATCATTGGTAAAATCTGAAATGAGTAGATTCAAATTATCCATTTCTGATATTTGCCGCTCAAAACAGCCCATTCTATCAAATGACCTTGTATATTCAATAATAGGAATTTTATGCAGTGGGTTTTCTTCTCCACTTCTCTCTAAAAATCCCCATTTTGTTTTTCCTTTTTCTGGTCCGTTAGTGATTTTTATTCCGTCGGTAATTTCATAGCGAATATCTTTTGTAAAACAGGTGTAATATCTTGCACCGCTATGTTTGTCTTTGATATAAGTGCCTGCAAGAATAATCCTCTTGTCACTATAAGCTGTTGACCTTACAACAAATGTTGTTCTTGGGTCTAATACATCATATGTGAAATAGCTTTCCCCATCCTCATATTCCGTATTCACATCAATAAGGACATAGCCAACACCACCGATTTCAACATATCTTGCAAGTTCCTGTTGCTTCTGTCTTGCGTTCTGTGATTCGTAGCAACTGTTTAATTCTGCTATAGCTTCTGTGAGGTTAGAATCCTCATTGTCGCCATTTTGAACTAGCGTTATAGGATTTCCCCACTTAAAGCCTAAATTAAACTCTGTGACCTCGTTAGCCACATTATCACAGCACTCACAGTCAATGTCTGGTCTGTAAGTCTTTGGATTCTTCCTAACTATCGGCTGTATTCCTGCGTCATAATCAAGAAGAAACTGTATTCTGTTGGAATTAATATCATGTTCCAAAATTGCTTCACGCAAAATTGGTATTATATTGTCAGGTGTTATTTCTTTTGCACCTGTATAAATAGCAATTCTTCCTGTCTGCATTATCTACACCTCTAATAAAATGTCATACCGCTTGAACTTCTGCTTTGTGGTATTTCCTTAATTTGAAAATCATCATCATCGTTAGGTACATACCATATCCATTTGTGGCAATGCTTGCACGCTAATTTATGTGTTCGTGGGTCTTTGCTGTCTGCCTTAGCCAAGAACTTATGGCAATTTGGACACATAATTGATTTGTCTTTATTTGTATAAAAATTCATATTTCTACCTCGTTGCATAACAAAAAACACCGCTACAATTAAGTAACGGTGCTTTTCTGATAAAGGATTGTTTTATGTTTATGAAGTTTGCTTTGCTCATTATAATAATACATAATTTTTTCGTCACAATCGTAACATCTTTTAATTTTTTTCAATAAATCTTTGAAAAGCCATTTTTACACTGCTTTCAGAATTGCCACCTATAATGTGTGCTATCTGAATCCAAGTCTTATTTTCTAAAAATCTAAGGTTGATTATTCTTCTCATTCTACTATCGTCAACACTTGCAATAAATTCTTCAATCTCATTGGTTTTTTCTAATAAATCATCTTCAAGCAACTGTAATGTGGCTTTTCTGGCATAAAGGAGCGTTTTCTTTCTGCTGTACTCTGGAAAAGGTATGCCCTCAATCTTAAAATGCTGTTTACCACCATCGCCGCCGCTAACAGAATCTATAACCATTTCTCCAGCTTCAATTTTGCCTATATCTCTTTCAAGCCGTTCTATCTTTAGTCTTACTTCTTTTACTTCTTCCTGTAAATCCGAATACTGTGATAAAACTTCCTTTGTTACCATAAATTCCCTCCTCTTATATCGGACTTGACATAATTACTGTCTTTTTTACTCTATTTCCTCTTTTCATTCTTAATGCAAAATTTGAAAAAACATCCGGTACATCATCGTGCAAATTTTTACCAGATACTGAATATTTCAACAACCAACTCATCATCTCTGCATAATCGCTCTTGGGTTCATATAGGCTTCTATCTTTAAACACAATATGTTGCAATACCCAACTAGAACATTGAAATATTCTTGCTTCTTTGTTTGTTTCAGTTGCAGTGTCTGATATATTGCATAACCAGCCTTTTTCTTCTACTCGTTTTCTGACTTCATTTGCAACTCTATCTCCGCCTTGATTAGCTTCAAAATCGCAATCTTGTATTTCGTTATCGACAATTAAATTTGCTGAATTTTCATATTGTTTTTCGTAATCTGCCGAATTGTTGCATATAGTATCAGTGCAGTAATACGTTCCCTCATATCCTTCAAATTCAACCAGGCAAGGGAACACATAAAAATCAGTACCAGAGGATTTCGTGTCACATTGTCCAGTAATTCTTTTAATTCGTGTTTTAGGAAGTTCTTTATATCTCATTATTTTGTTTTCTGGATAAAGCAATCCCTCACGTTCTATTGGATCTTGCTTATAAAGACATCTATAAGATATATCATCCATTGTCAGTGCTTGATCATTAAAAAATTCCACCGACATTCCATTATATTCATAGTCAAAATTACTTTTCCCTGTTTTAGGGTCAATATCTGGAATCGAAATAATTTTTAACTTTGGGTCGTTTCCATAAAGCTCAATAATATGTCCAATAATGTCTTTTGTGCTCCATCTGGTCATTATAATTATTTCTTTTACTTGTTCGTTTAGCTTTCTTTGCTTTAAATCGACTCCATAAATTCTCCATATTTTTTCAAGAATTATTGGATTAAGTGCTTCTTCAATAGAACCTATAAGGTCATCACAATATAAATAACGGTTAGTTCTAACCTTACCAGCATTCTTAGCTCCTATTGATGAGCATTGAATACTTGAAAATGCTTTGTATTTACCGAAATTAGCTTCTTGTGCCTGTGCATTTGTGCTTTGTAATGGTAAATTAGGGAAAATAACATTCCATTTATATTCTTTATCATCTGTTGTTATGTCAAGCACTCCTTTATAAAACTTTCCTGTAATTTCGTTGCTGTGAGAAAAGAAAAGGCTGTAATCTTTAGGGTGCTTGCCAATTATCCAAGAGCAAAAAAATTTTTCTAGTGTAGTTTTTTGCGTTCCTGGTGGCATAGAAATACATAATCTATTATATTTGTCGTCTTCCAAATCTTGCATAGCTTGAATAAGCCCGTATTTATTAAGCTGTTTCATTTTTGGCTGATAAAATCTTTCACTCTCTTCTCTGTCTTTTTCAAGATAAAGCAAATAGCTGTGAAATAAGTGCGGAGCTTCAAGTAATAAGGTATCAAAATATCTATTAACTAAATCATTGTCTATATTGTTGTTGAATGTATATTTTTCAAGTTCAAAAATATCTATGCCTATATCACGCATACAAGCCTTTTCTATGAGTTCTTTTGCCCTAGCCGTACATTTTAACATTGTGTCAATTTCGCCCTCATTCTTGGCAAGCTGGCACACGTTGTAGTAGGTTTCTATAATATTTTCATCTATTCCATTTTGGGATATGTATTTTTCGCAATCATCTATCAGTTGATTCAATTCAGAATTCAAGAAAAGCACCTCCACTTTTCAGCAAAGGTGCTTATAGACCTCTGCCTATAACTGTTTTAGGGTAGCAACTAACTCTATTTGTTAGCCGGTAAAATTTTGTTAGAATAATACGTCACGGACAGCCGGATGTAATTTCTGCACAAGTGCATTATAATCATCAATTACATATCTTGCTGGAATCATATATGCTTTAATGCCATATCTTTCTGCTGTTTCCCTTTCAATGCAGCAGCCACTCCAATCATAGTTCTCCGCAATTCCTATGAACACATCAGCCTGTGCCAGCTTCTTAAGGCTTTCACCTAAATACCATACAGCTTCTTTACTGTCTTTAGGTGGGTTATCCTCAATGTAGCTGTCGATAAGCTCTAATTCCTCGCCCTCGTATATTTCAGCAATCTTTTTCATCTTCTGAATACTTGCTTTGATTTCTTCCTCTGTTCTGCCTTTCATCGGCACACTTACAAATAATTTTTTCATAAAAATCCCTTTCCGCAATTATCGTTCTAATTCATCAATCCTGCTTTCAAGTACATTTATGTACTCTCTCATTTTTTGCCCGTCTCTCTCTGAAAGATACTCAATACCAGTAGTTCCTATTTTCCACGATATTTCTTTCAAGTGTTTGATTGCATTTTCAACTTTGTTATCATCACGATTAAGCTCTTCGCATAAGCACTTGGCAATATCTTTAAATGGCTGTGGATGTTCTACTCTCTCTAATGCCTTTTCAAAGGTGTAATTCGACTTGTAATCCATAATAATTCCGACAGCTTCATATTTTCCAAGATTAACTCCTAAAAAACGGTCTGTAACTGTATTCCATATAGCATATAAGTTGTCTACATCGTATTGTAATGCAACTATTAACATAATCTCACTTCTTCCCCCATAAATTATCTGGTAATTCTTCGCCGCCATAAATCTTGTTAGCGTATTTCTTAAATGTCGGTACGCTACAGCCTGCTACTTTTGCTGCTTTTACTTGTGAAGTCTGCCCCGATATGTATAGGTTAATTGCTTCATAAAACTTATCTTTGTTTAGTGGGTGTACGCCTGCTGCCATAATAATCACTCCTTACAATTCTTTGCTTTCACACCAGCTACTTTTACAAGCGTGGTTCATAATGTTAATTAAAACCTTTTCAGAAGAAAAGTGAACTAAGCTGTAATCACATTGTGCTGAAAACTTTGTGTTGAAATATTCATCAACCAACATCTTGTAGTCTGTATTATCGTCCATATCACTTATAACTGCATAATAGGTATCTGTATATCCATCACGCTCTATGTCAGTTTCTTTTGTTAAATTATCCACTACTCTTGATAAAACCTTATCTGTTAATGGGTAGTGATATTCTCCAGTACATTCTCCGTGTTTATCTAAAAAGTATTTAAAGAATGCTTCTGTATTTTCTTTGAGCGTTTCATCGTTAGTCCAATCGTAAGCTATCTTACCAGCTCTACTTATCATTCTTTCCTCGGCAACTTCCCAATCACTTTGAGAGTATTCGCTTATCGGCTTAAACTCTTTCGCTTTTTTATCTTTGGGTAAAAAAGAATTACATTGTTCTCTGTTAAGAGAATTACACTCTGTATTTAATGTTCCGTAATTAGTGTTAGAGTAATCATTGTTAGTAATCCCTGTTAAAAGAGTTACACCTTGTGGCATTCTCGAATTACACTTTGTGTCATTCCCTTGGGAATTACATTTTGTGTTATTCCCGTCTGTTTGTTTATGTAACTCCTGTCCTGCATCTTCTGCTATAACCTCTTGCCTGATACTATTTTCCCATTTTTTAACTTCTGCGTTGATAACATCATAATTAGGTCGTATATGTATAGTCGGCATTGAATTGAATTTGTATTTTGCTGTAATTACAAATTTCTTTTTCACCAACGATTTAATTGCTTTATCATACTGCCTTTCAGTAATCCTTATCTCTTCCCACCAGTCTTTTCTTTGTTTCGCAATCCAATATTTGCCGTCTTTGTATATCTTGACTTTGCTCTTATTGTCTTTACTTGGCGCAAACCAATATAAAATCCTTGATAAAAGTGTTCCCTCTATCAAGTCACCTGTTATGTCAATGTATTTATGAAATGTGTGATTGCACCTTGCTGATGATAAGAAATTAACTTTTGTTTGGATTTCATTTTCTGATAGCATATTTATTACCTGCCTTTCTGATAACTGCCTTATTAACAAAACAACAAACAGGCACTAAGGCTTGTGCTTTTCGGTCTGCATCACCTAGTTTGTTGTAATTGATGTGGTGTGGATTTGAACCACACATAAACAAGCACTCCTGTCCTTTCAAGCCCCTAGCAATCAGGTATTCCCCTGTGGTTATGCTATGGTGGATTCGAACCACTAGCTCATTCTATCTGCTATTAGCGTTTACCCATTCCGCCACACATCAACTTACTCACACCTCTTAACCTAGGATAAGTCTGCAAACAACATTACGCACGCAGACCCAAGAAGTGCTTTCAAAACGCCGATATCGTGAATTGAACACGAACAACATTTCTGTTGGATAGCTTAGCAAGCTACTGGAATACCTTTATCCCATATCGGCAAAGTGGAGAAGATAGGAATTGAACCTACAATGTTTACCGCAAGGGAACAGATTTACAGTCTGCCGCAACACCGCCAATCGTTGCCGCTTCTCCATATCGTGACTAGCATTGTGAAAATGTTTCGATTAAGGTGGATAGTTGATACTGAAAAACAATGCTAGTCTTAATAGCAGTATAGGCTATGACACCTATAACAGGTCGTGGCAAAGCTTGGATGTCATTCTACCCGTGCAGTTGGGCTCAAAGAAAGTAGCTTCGCTCGCTGTCTATCCATACAGATAACTGCTGCGCTATAGGTATAACTTAATTTTATTTGCGTATTTATAATACGCAAAACCTCACGGACTATCTGACAGTCCTTAACAGCTCTCGCTATGAGGTGAAAGGAGGACTTAATGCTAGTAAACCAATAAGTCCTGTAAAGGCACAAGTGTAATTAAACACTTGAACTACCCCTGTGGGATTCGAACCCACGCTAACGGAATCAAAGTCCGGTGCCTTGACCACTTGGCTAAGGGGCAATATGCTATTCTTTTGTTTCAAAGAGTACTGCATTTTTATTTGCTGTTTCAAGCTCTGTGAAGTTATCCTTGCCTTTTACAACATTTGGATTGCCATTACAGGCATTACAAGGCTTTTCACAATATAACTTATGTCTATGTTTGCACTGGTAACAGTGCTTATCCTGATTACCCATTATTTATCACCTGCCTGTCTGTGATTAGCTCTGTAAGTGTCAAAACCGTCCGGATAACGCGCTATAAGTTTATCTATGTTTGTCTGCATTACATCATCAAGATTAAAACCGCAAGCTTCACAAATCATAGCAACGTACCATAAAACATCGCCACACTCTTTCTTAAGATGTTCTAAGTCTATGCCCTTTTTGTGAAATATGCCCTTTTTAACAAGGTCTGATACTTCTCCAGCTTCACCAGTTAAACCTAAGACACCATTAATAAGTCCTGCTATGTCATTTATGTTGCTACACTTAGCATTGTTTTCTGTTAGAGGACTAAGTGAAAACTTACCAGTCAATTCGGTATATAGTCTGTAATGAGCCATTTTATCGTTAGTGCGCATAGCCAATTTTTGGTATTCATTGCCCTGCATTTATAACTCCTAACTCTTTTTTATTTTTTAAAATTTTTTGGAATTTATTCAGCCGACTGGCTGATTCTCTGATGTGTTTATTGAATATCTTGTGATTGATTAATATGTGTCTATTATACACCTAATTAGCTTAAATGTATAGATGTTAATTGGATTATTTTTAATTAAATATATAAGTGATTTATTAGTATTAATTATATGATTAATGGTTAGGTATTATTTATATATAATTATATAATATGTGTATTATGTGGGTAATAATAATATAAATATATATTAATATATAAAGCCTTTTTCTTGTCGTGGAAAAATGAGTGACTTAGTTGGGGCGTGTTCCGAGGACAAATAACCCCCCTCCGCCCTTGTCCGTGTAATTGTGTCTATTTTACGCCATATTCTCAAACAATTAACACAATTAACACCATATCCATACTATAACGCCGATAAACCTTAATTTATCAGCGTTATATAAATGCTTAACACTCACAAGCCCAGTATTTAAGCGGTTTCTAAGCTGTTTAAATTGTGTCTGAATTGTTTATAGCGTTTATCTGCTGTTCATCTGCTAATTGTGTATTGTTTTGGCTCAGTTGTTGGCGTATTTCTGCGGCTGTAAGAGCTGTTTTATTAGTGTTTTCTCTGCTAACACCGGGCAAGTTCCAAGCAAAATGTCTGTTAAGTATTGCAAGAATTCCGACCGGATTTTTGTTGCCAGTTGCAAGCTTATTAGATAAACTTTCTTCTCTAAAATCGCGCAGTTTTTGAACCAATTCGAAGCCCTTTGTACTTAGCTTTCTTTCATTCGCTCCCCAATCCATAAAAGTATCTTTATGTATTCCAGTTAATAAGCTAAAGCCTAATATACTACATTCTTTATCATACATAGAACACATATAATAATATATATATAATATATACTCTAATTTATCTAAATCATACATATAAAAATTACTATCCATTATACAATTAGTATTATTTTTATTAATATTCTTATTTAACTTTAATATACTTTTATCACTGAAAACATATTTATTTATATACATTAGGGCGGCGTTCCATCTGCTCTGCGGTTCTTTGGTCATGTCTTCGATATTGTGTTCTTGGCAAAATTGCGATAAATAAAGTTCTATGTCATTTTGAAATACTTCGGGTGTGTCTGGTGTTTCCTGTGCTTTCTCCATGTGTTCCCCTTTCTGCTGGATCTGCTCCCACTAATTAATTATATATACTAATAGCATAAAAATAACCCGATAACAATATTAATATTATCGGGTGTAAATCTTATATATTTAATTATTAAAATAATATAGCATAAATATATTATAAAGTCAATTTTATTTTTGGGCTTGACATAATATAAAAAACTGTTTATTATGTAAAACGTAAACAGTAACAAAAATGTATTGAAATATTCTATTTTGTATTTATAAACAACAACATCAGATGTATTGAAATATACGTTTTTGCATTTCTTAAATAGTAACGCACGCCGTAGAAAAAAGGGAACGTTAAGCTCCCCTTTTTTATTTTATCTATCCGATTTTAGAACTCTTTTTTGATTATCTCCAAAGCTTTGTTATATGCCCAGTCTAAACTCTTATACTCGTTTTCTGTGGATATAACAACTTTATCCCCAGTATCAAGAACTTCACCGAAATAATAATCACATCCGCCGGACTTCTCCGCCTTTGTAGCTATTTTAAATGTATATCCGGCAAATTCTTTACCAGCGTTTCTTGTTTCTTCGACAGCAAATAGATAACTGTCATAATCTGCATATTTTCCCACATTTTCATTTGTGAAGAACTTTGCAAGGCTCTTCATATCCGTTTTATTAGGTTCTCCATTCTTGTTTCTTTTAACTGTTAAATATCTCATATTCTCACCTTTTTAACCCTTCTTAAAATTCGTATCCCTTCATTCTTCCCGCTAAAGTAGGGGTAAAATGTGTATTATATTTATCGTCAAAATCTTGAATATATTTTATTATATCCTTGTCAAATTGTTCCATAACTTCTTCGGTTTTCTCCTCGGCTTCCTCGTATGTCATTTCCTCTAACTCGTAAAGATAATCGTTTGATGTATCATCATCAAAACTGTAAGTGTATTCTATCCTCGGCAGTCCCGCCTTGCCCAAATAGTCATTAATGCTTTCTCCTGTTGAGCAATTGCTTAGTAACTCCCCAATCGTCTCGGCATCACCGGACTCAGCGTGAAAAACACTGCTTCTGTTCCTGTGGATATAGTGCCTATCTCCGCACAATCGTACTATTGCTTGTGCCTGTTCTTCTGTAGCACCATTAAGCACAGCTAATTCAGCATTTTCATAGTTCTTTCGCTGCGCGTAAATCTCTTTGCCTTCGCGTATTTCTTTTGTCATTTCCATATTATTCACCTTTTAACCTTTCTTAATTGTTTTCTTTTTCGCATTCAAACCCGAATAAAATATCGCTTGCCAGCTCTTCGCTGACTTCCTCTTCTGTAATTGGCTTTCTGTTCTCTGCTCCGATTATTTCGTCAAGGCTTGCGTCTATATCAGCAAGTGCCTTTTCTCTGCTAAATCCAAGTCCAACAACTTTGTTTAATAATTCAATTGTTTTCATCCTTTCCACCTTTTCAGCCTTGCGGCTGCCCTTTCTTTGTTTCTGCCATTATAATAAACCATTTATCGTTTATTGTCAATACTTTTTAAAATCTTTTTTGGTTTATTTTTTCTCTACATATTTAATGATGTTTCCCGGTTGCATATCCAGCAACTCACATAGCTTTTCTATTGTCTTAATTCCCACCATTTCATTTTTGCGTATTTTCTGTACTGCTGATTGACTGATTAAGTTCTCTTTTAATATGCGTGTGGAATTATAGCCACTTTCTTTAAGCGTATCAAGCACATCTATTTTATATACAAGCATAGCTTTGTACCCTCCTATATTTTTTCTTACATTATATAATTTGTGGCTTATAAAGTCAATTAAAAAATAATCTAAAAAAAGTTTATTTTAGCTATTGACTTTAAACCGTTTTAGGTTTATTATAATAACTGTCAAGAGGACATACAAAAAGGCGGTTGCCACTCTACCAAAGTTTACAACCGCCACCAATCAAAAAAGAAAGGCAAGCCGATTATATCACAATCGGCGAAAA